TTTTTTTTAAAAAATTAGTAAAAATTTTTAATAATTATAACTCATTTATTATCAGCAATTTACGTTTTTTTTGTGTTTAAACATTATTTAAAATATTTTAAAAACGTAAAAAAAAACTCCCGAGACACTGAAAAGAAAAATCCAATTCAACAATCGCATCAAACTTACTGATATACAGTACATTACTATCGAATATACCTCATTATCCTTTTAACTCCGTATTTTTAGTGAAAAAAAAACTTCAAAATATTTTTCTGTATAGTTACCTGTATAGTTACTCATAACTCGCTCTGTATCAGCTATTTACAAAAATATAAATTGGAATATTTTAATAAATGGCCTCGGACAAAAAACTAAAGTCCCTATTATCAGCACTTTAGCTTATTGGAATTATTTTCCAAAAAAAAAAAAAAAGTTTTGCACCCCATTTTTACGGAGATACCCCGAAAATGACAACTTTTTTTTTGAAGGCACACCAAATCAGCGAGTTCGAAGCGCTTATTGAACTGGATTTTTTTTTGCAAGGTCTCGGGAGTTTTTTTTTTATTTCTTAAAAAAATTTAAAAATACTACTTTCCTTTTGTTACACTTTCCCGAAATTCCGACTTGGGTGAAAAAAAATATCCAATTTGCTTGCACATGTAAAAAACGTTTCTTACATTTGCAGAAGTTAAACATTAAACATCATGTCTATACCTTTAAATAAAGAAGTTTTCGAGGAGTACATGGAGGCATGCCTCATCTCTCCGACCCCTCGTGTCTGCATGGCACCGGGTACGGTCACGCTCTTGGGCTTGATGGAGTCCTTCAAGTCTTGGTGCGATGCGAAGAAGAAGCCTATCTACGGACGACTGACGTTAGTGGAGTTCAGCCGCATCGTTCGGGCATGCGGTTTCGAGGTGTTCCGGTACCGCGGCCGCCACAAGCCACTGAATGTTTCGCTTTTCAGCGCGGAGGACTCCCTTCGGCTGTACAACAACTACGGAGAGTATGTCAAGATACAACAATGATTTCTGGGGCCCGAAGATGCAGGCATACTTCGCGGCGAAGGACTGGGTTCCGAGGGTGGACCCGCACCATATATATAGAGGTCACGTTTCGGTGGACGCGATCATCGCGGAGATCGAGCCGAAACCGTATCGGCCGAAGTTCTTCGAGGTCCTGCGCGGCCTTGGATTTGAAGTCGGGCTTCTGGACGGGAGGAATCCTAAGACGCAATCTGTAAGAGTGTATGGTTCCGTACAGCCATAACGAGGAGCTCTTCCACCGCTTTGAGATGAAGCGGAATATGAGCCCGTACCGCAGGGAGACGGATCGTCGGCACTGCCTGAGCTTCGATACGCTATACGGACGCTTCTTGGCCGATAACAAGGACGAGACGTTTCTGCCTCCCATGAGCAAAAAGGCTTTCGGAGCTCTCCTGAACCACTTCGGTTACTACCGCTCTCACAACGCTCACGACCGATACTCGTATGCGGTTTTCACTCCCTACATCGACTTCGTTTCGGAACAAGAAGACCTTCGGGAATTATACGAATATTTGAATGAACACAAGTAAACTCAGACGCCTTCGCTTGGAGGCAAAGGAATATATCCGCCTGATCCCGGTCAGGGAGGGAGGCTGTGTGCTCCGGGTTGGGGAGACGCTGGTGGCCGTGTATTCCAACGTGGCGAAAGCGAGAGTGGAGTTGATCGCGCGGCGGAGAGACTGGATTCTGAACCAAATTAAACCTAAACGATATGAAAGATTTTAAAGTAATCGGAAAACGTTACGTCCGGGCGCGGAGGGCGCACGTCTGCGAGCTTTGCGAGCGCGAAATCGGGGCCGGGGACTTGTACTACGAGGAGTGCCGGAAGAAGGATGGTATTTTTAGGGTAAAACTCCACATCTCGTGCTCCAAGTCGGGGGCGAGTGACCGGAGCGAGTTCAGGAAAAAGGTCTATGAATTTGGCAGTTTCTTCGACTCTTGGGAGAAGCGGCTGTTAAAAGCGAAGAAGGCATGGCTTTCGAATCTTACCAGCAACTAACCTCGATTGCGGGCATGGCCTGCGAGCTTCTGGACCGACACGGGGAATACGACTTGCAGAAGAAGTGCCCCGTTGCGGCAGACCCGGCGTTTTTCGCGCGGGAGCTCGCTCTGATCCAACTGGAGTTGGGCCGGGTTCTGCTGGCGGCGGAGTCGGAGGGCTGGATGCAGGAGGGGGCCTTGGAAGGGATGGGGAGTGGGAACTACAAGACCATCTACGAGAACAAGATTCAATTCACGGTCGAGGACCGGGTTGCGGGCGCACTGCTCCGGCTCTTGGCTTTTTGCGGAAAATACGGCATCGACATCGGGAGAGTGATGTCGGCGCGACTAAGACACGATTACAATGAAACCTTTTGATTTGAAGAAGGCGCTGGCGGGAGCTCCGGTAGTGAGCGGAGGCGGCCTTAAAGTGACCAAATTTTCAACTACTAACAATCCTAAATTCTTTGATGTTACGCTTGAGAACGGGAAGGAAATAACCGTCGGGGAGCAAGGCATAGCGGCTAAGAGCGAAAACGACTTGTTGCTGGTGGCGCCCGACGAGCGCTGGATGCAGATGTTCTGCGCGTTTGTCGGTCAGGAGTGGAGCGACGAGATGGAGTTCGAGGAGATTTGTGAAGTAGTAGACAAGGCTTATGAGGCAGTTGATAAGCATTTTGCGGGGAAGAGCGAGCTGGGTTAGAATCCGCAAGGCTTTCCCGGGGGAGGAGGACGAGAACCGGGAGGCTCTGATCGAGCTCGGCATCCCGGTCGTGGGGAGACGGGCTTTGATATGCTGGCCGGAACCTCCCGATACTCCTACCTTCCACGTTCTGAACTTCATGGTCGAAAAGGGGTTATACGCTCGTCCCGGCTACGCTACAAGGTGTTCGAGCCAGCCCGTTTCGGTCCTTTACCCTCTCTACCGGGACTGGTGTCCGGCCCCGGTTACTAAGCGAGAATTTTTAGAGGAAATTTCCAAGCTGGGGTTTCCTATTATCAGGAATTTTATTTACTTTTACACATTGCTATGAAAACACAACACGTTATTTTTCCCGAAGACGGGAGTTTGGGCCGCATCGTTTCGGCCCAGTATTCGGATGACAAAGGAGATTTCATGCTCCTGATTGCCTGCATCAGCGACGAGGACCCGAGCGAACACACTCAGTTCCGGACGCGGCCCGCCTCTTCGGTTCACTACTATGAGGAGGCGGACATCACCCACGACGCTTTCGAGAAGACTTGGCCCGTGGTAGCGGCTGAAAGCGACGTGGAGCGCGTTAAGGATGACTACTACGACCACTTCGAGGACTGCGGCATGTTCGACACTCCGAATCAGAACAAGGATGCGAAAGAGCCCCGTTCCGTTGCGTCCTACATCGCGGAGCATCTGGACGAGATCAAACAAACGTTCAAAGCCAACTTTCCGGACGATAAGTTTTCGACGCCCGTGCTCGAAGACATCATTCCTCAAGGAGACGGCACTCTTACTCTGAGGCTCAAATCGGGCGACCACATCTTCTTCCATTCGGTTCCACTCTTTGACATTATGGGGGTATGACTTACGAGGAACTGAAACAACTGGCTCCGGGCACTCTGGTCCGGGTTAAAGGGGGCGTGTATGACTACATGTTTCTTCAAGGCGCATCTCCCTTCGACCACATGATCCAAGTTGAGATGAACGGAGTGACCCAGAATGTCGATCCGAGCCAAGTCAGCAGTCTTACTGTGTACGACACGGCTATGATTAAGCGGATGTACGAGGCTGTGTTCCCTGACGAGGACACGCGATTTAATCAGGTAGTGGAATTTATCGAAAAACTGAAATAATGAAACACATCACATTCATGGTCGTGCGAATCGAGGCGACCGAAAAGGGAGAGTACATGACCGTCATCGGCGACAACGACACGAAGCTGTCACTCCCGGCCGTACACATGGACAGCATCGACATCGGCCGCCACATGGAAGTGGGCCTGCACGAGCCTTCGAACCGGGTCCAGATGGTCAAGGTCGGCGAGAAGACCCTCTGGAACTACACCGACGAGGAGATGAAGACCCAGATCGAGAAGGAGAAGACGGAGAAGTTCGCCAAGATGAAGGAGGCTTACGAGGGCGTAAAGGAGTCGTATCAGGAGGTTTACAATCAGCTTCCGAACATCTACAAGAAGCGCATCGACATCCGGCGCACGAACGGCGGCGAAGGCTTCTCGATTCTGTACGAGGCCCACGAGCTCCATGTTTGCGAGATGGCGGTGACGCTGGCGCGTAAACTGGGGACACCGGAGGAAGTTATGCGCTACACAACTCTGAGCAACGAGGAGCGGCATGCCCTCGTGCCGGAGATCGAGATTCCCGAGATCGGGGATTACGTCGGCGCCTCTTCGTTCGAGAACGTTATGATTCTGGCCTACTGGCATCTTGCCGAGCCGGGAGTCGTGCCCTACATCCCCGGAACCCCCGTGAAACTGGGTCTGGTTCCGGCGCACGAATACGGAGAGCCTCCCTACGCTATATCACGGGCGGTTATTTCGGAGCTCGCCGCCAAGAACCCGAAGCCTTCGCTCGTGGCTATGTCGCTCAACGCGATGGAGTATATGGACGAGATCGACGAGGCGCTTCTGGAGTCGTGCAAGAAGGCGAACCTAATCGTGGTCACGGGCTACTCAGACGACTGCGTGGAGTTCGACGGCGCCGTGAGCGACGAGTTCTCGGAGGGCAAGATCGCGTACATCGACGGGAAGTGGACCCAGACGGAAGAGATACCGGAAGGAACACCCTACGTCACGGCCCAGTACAACAAGTCAGGCGGTTGGACTTTCGGCGCCGAGAACTTCGACGCGCATGAGTTCGTGATCTATGAACAAGGAACAGTTATCGGAAATGGTCTTGTCATCGACGCGAACTCCATTCTGTAAGGACTGCCAGTGGTGGGAGGTCCGGAACCGACGGGGTTTCTGCTGGAAACTGGATGCTCCGATACCGGGAAAGTCTCGTATTTGCGAAGAATTTAAGCATTACGACGGGAATTTCCGGCCGACATGCTTCTGGTGTGGAAAAAGACTCACAATCGAGTGCCCTGACCCGGTAAAACGGGAACGGGGCCTCGGATGTGGAGCGTTTAAACTTAAAAACAATGAGAACAAGTGAGGAGACAAGCCGAATCAAGGCCATTTTGAGGGCTGAGCGCGACCGAAACGCCTCCGCGCCCTTCCTCTACGACGCGAAACTGGCGTTTTTAGAGGACCCGGAGACCGATCCCTTCGATTTCTGTTATGCCTACGCCTCCCAGATTCGAAACATCGGCGCGGAGGATCAGATTTCGTATCATCGGGCGGTGGAAATAGCTACTTCGGCGAGAGAAGCGGCGAGGCTTTGGCTTTCTGAGGCTCTTCCTGACGACGTTTTCTTGTGTACGGAACGAAGCAACTGGCCTTGGAAATGAAAGACAACCCTTACAGCAACAAAGCGGCGGCCCGAGTATGGCAAGAGGGCTATATGGAGGCATGCCGGAACATGGAGCACTGGCGAAAAGTGCGCTACGGCAAGAAAAAAGAGTTCTTGGGTGACGACATTCCCATGAATATGGAGATCGTATTCAAGATTCAGGTCAACAACAAGCCGCGACTGTTCGTGGGGTTCCGATCCCGCAACAGACTCTACTACTACAACGGATTCTTCATGCTTCACGATGTTGGGAATGTCCATTGGCGATACCTTTTCTTCCCTACTCAGTTCCGAGGCAAAGAGGGCTACTACGAAGGTCTCGATGCGGCTGGAAAAGAGGTCGGGCTCAACAAAAATTACGATGGAAACGACTACTTACGAGGAGACGCTCCAGATTATGAAGGAGAAAAACCCGAATCTGGAGTCGCTAATAAACGAGTTAAATCTACAACTACAATGACGGAAATTATCGAAAAAATCAAGCAGTGGGTGCTTGATCGCAACCTCCAGACGGGAGACCCGCACATTCAGATGTGCAAAGTCATGGAAGAGCTCGGAGAGCTCGCCAAGGCCATCAATAAAAAGGACCGGGATCAGCAGATCGACGGGCTCGGCGACGTCATCGTCACTCTGGTATGCGTCGCCGAGCAACTCGGCCTCAACATCGAGGAGTGCTGTCTGGCCGCCTACGACGAGATCAAAGACCGCAAGGGCAAGATGATCGACGGAGTGTTCGTTAAGGAGGCTGACCTCGAAAAAATGCAGGAGCATGGAGGAGAATAAACCGCCCTTGGAAGGGATCAAGGCGCCCAGCTACGCCGAGGCCAAGGCCCGGATGGAGAACATCGTCGCTTCGGCCGTCATCGACTTTGTGCAACAGTGGGGCGGCGGAATCCGCGTCTCCATCGAGGCCACAGCCAGCGAGGAGATCAAGACCGAAGCGGGCGGCAAGAGCATCCTGCGGAAGACGAGGCTGAACGAAATGACCGTGAAGCGATGGGAAGAGAGTTGATCGCCGCATGTGGAGCTTTTGTTGCATGCCTCATAACTGGGGCTCTTATGCACGACTTCCCCGGCTGGAGCCAATGGCTGGCGGGCATCGTGATATTCACGGTCGCCATACTCTGGTCCCGGCCCCGGCCCAAGAAAAAGCACTGGTACTTTGTGGATATGAATTATATCGACCGGAATGGGATTTGCCGATTGAAGGGGAACTTCATTATACCTATGGATCGAAATGGCCGTATAGCGTGTTTGAAGACCTTGAAGAAGAGACTTGCTCCGGTCCACAAGTGGGAGGACTGGCCTCTTATAGACAGCAAATACCACAACGGGAGTGTATATATTAGCCAGTTCTCGTATCTCGGTTATTTCGCTGAAAATCAGTGATTTAGCACAAACGAAGCGGGGGGGGGCAGGAGTGTCTCCCCCCTTTTTATTTATAAAAATAATCCAATTTTATTTTGGAATATCCAAAATGATGTTGTAGATTTGTAGTCCAATCTTATAAAAATTTTCAATATGAGGAAAGAGGATAACAACGTACCTATGGACGAAATCACCATCAATGGGGTCCGCTGGTTCACGCGGGCTCAGTTGGCGCGGTTCTACAAGGTTTCGATGCAGACCACCTACAACTGGCAGAGTATCGGGTGGCTTGAGGAGAAGAAGATCGAAGGCGTGAAATTTTTCCGGCGCAAAGAAAATGTCGAAGCCTGATTATGACATCTGCAAGACCTATCTCGTTGAAAATGTAGAGTTCCCGATGACCCTTTTCACTCAAGAGGTGAAAGAGGCCAAGAATCTGAACCACAAAATTCAAGCCGAGATCGCCATTGCCTATGACCGGGCGATGCGCAGATCGTATTTCAAGTTTCTTGAGGGTAGCATCTATGTCTTCGATGGCAAGATATACCGCCGCACCGGGATCGACGTGATCGAGTCCATCGTGACGGACGTTATGGAGATAAAGGACCTGCCGCCGCTGTTTCAGGTCGAGTCGCCGAAGAAAATCGTGAGCCACTGCTTCCGCAAACTCATGCTGTCGGCGACACTGACGCCTCGGCGTGGGATCGTGGCCTTCCAGAACTGCGTCCTCGACATCGACGCGGGGATCACGATGCCGCACTCTCCGGAACTTGAGTGTACGACGTACCTCGACTTCGTTTACGACAAGACGGCGACATGCCCGAAGTGGATGCAGTTTCTCTCGGAAGTCGTGCCGGGAGATGACCGGATCACATCATTGCAGGAGTTTCTCGGCGCGGCATTTGTGGATCGTAACGAGTTCTCTATTCAGGAGATGCTATTCCTGATCGGCTCCGGCCAGAACGGTAAGGGCGTGTTCACGGGAACGATCCGTAAGATGTTCGGATTCGACCGGGGAACCGGAGACGGGCTGGCGATGGGATTCTCCGCGGTCGATTTGTTTAAACGCGGTCAAACCGAGTACAACATGGCGGCCGTCAACGGAAAGTTACTCAACATCTGCGAGGATATGAGTAACGAGGACTTCTCCGGCGGCGACTGGAAGAAATTCGTGGCCGGAGAGCCTATGAAGGCGCGTGACCCGTATGGGAAGCCCTTCATGGCGACTCAGATTCCGCTCTTCATCGCGTCTCTGAACCAGTTTCCGAAGAGTATCTCGGACCGCTCCGACGGTAACTATCGCCGCCACCTGATCGTCAACTTCGACGTGAAGATCAGCGACGACAAGAAAGACCCGGAGCTCGGGAAGAAGCTGGAATCGGAGAAGAGCGGCATTTTCAACTGGATTATGGAGGGCCGGAGGCGATTCATTCGCAACGGTGGAAAATTCACCCCGTCCAAGAGCAGTCAGTTGGCTGTGGAGAAACTTCGGGTGGATCAAGACTCACGACTCCAATGGCTCCGCGACTCTGGCTATGCGGCCACGTCGCACGGAGGCATCGGGAGCCGGGCGGCAAAGAGTGGGCAGGACTTGTATCAGGACTACTGCAAGTATTGCCGCGACAACAATTACAATGCGTTCGGGTATAACGAGTTCGTCAAGCGACTGCGCGAGGAGAACTACGAGGTGTACCAACGCGGGGCAGAAATTACATTTTACGTCTACGAGGGTGTTTTCGACGACAATCTTTTCTATGACACTACGATCAAGGAGGATGGAGCGCCGAAATCAGTCGAGGATGACTTGGATTTACCTTTTTAATCAAAACAACTATGATTAAGCGAATCACCTATTATCTGATGCAGTGCGAGCGCTGTCAGGAGTTCCTTCGGGAGCAGGACGGAATTAATGCCGACGGCTTCTCTTCGGTGGACGACGCCGAAAAAGCGGCAAAAGAGGCCGGATGGAGCGTCCAACCTGCATTTCACCTCTGTCCCTCGTGCTGGGAAAAATACTCGAAGGAAAAGGCTGAAAAGTAGCTCTATGGGCAAGCTCGATTTGAACTACGATGCGATCTTCGAGGATTTGCCACGAATCATGGGCTTAAACCTCAAGCGTCATGGCCGATTCTGGCATGGGAAGTGCTATATCGATGGCACTCCCCATGCCTATCGGTATGACAAAATGGTGTGCACCCGTGACGCCTCCGGAGGGATCACGATTATGGAGCAGGGCGGAGACAGCATGCAGTTGTACAAATGGATGCGGTTGTATGGAGGATGCTCCTCCAGCAAAGAGACCTACGAGCGTCTCAAGTCCATGAGCGATGGTATTGTCATCAGCAAGCCTGAACCCGAGATTCCGACCCGGTATGTGGAGCAATCAATTCTCGACGAGGCTATGGAGCGCATCGGTAGGCTCAAGGACCCGTTGTTTCGCTGGCTCTGCACCAAGTTCCCGGAAGAGAGGGTCGAAGAGGCTTACCGAAAGCTGGCGATCACTCCGTGCCGGGTTCCGCAGGGAACTGGGACCCAGTTCTGGTACATAGACGAGGAGCAACGGATTCTCCACGACAAAATCATCATTTACAAGTCGGACGGTCATCGCGATCACAACTACGGAGGCGGCCGTATCTTCCGCACCGCTCAAGGTTACACTCAGCGATGCTACTTCGGCGAGCACCTCGGAACCGACGGAAACCCGTATGTGGTGGAATCGGAGAAGACGGCTCTGCTGATATATCTCAATACCGGGCGCCGGGCTCTGGCGACGGGTGGAAGCGCGAATGTGCGCCGCATAAAGCGTAACTATCGACTGCTTCCTGACTACGACAAAGCGGGCATGGACTGGGTTCGATGGTTCCCGGATCAGGCCGTTAAATGGTGGGAAGGCATGCCCGATTTGAAAGAGGGCGATGACTTCGGAGACGTAATTTACAGATCATTATGAACAGAAATGCGGCATTTGCAGTAGCATGTCTGGCGGTATCACTGGCTGTCGCCGCGGCATGCTTTGCGTCCGGGACTGGCTGGCCTATTTTGGCCTTGTTATTCCTTCGGATCAGTTCGGACGAAAAAGAAGAGGAGTGACCGGGCAGAATCGGCACTCCTCTCTTCCTTGCGGAACATTGCTAATCAAAACAACTTACGCAAATATACGATAAAAAGAGCGAACCTCCAAAACTGGAAGTTCGCTTTCGCTTTCACTGCTTAACCATATTTCGAGTTCCGGGTAAATAAATACGAACCGAAAAGTACGTTTAATGTGCTTGGAGGAGGTGAAAGCGATGTTTTTAGAACGGCAGGTCGTCTACCTTGTCCTTGGCGGGTGCCGGAGCAGGCTCTTCCTTCCTCGCCGGGACGTAGGGATCGTCTTTGGCTGGCGAGGTACCCCCTCCTTCGATGGTATACTTGTAGCCGCGTACCTGCGTGTAGTAGCGGTCGTTGTACTCACGGGATTCGAGCGTAAAGTCTACGGCGACGATCATGCCTTCGCACAACTTCACCTCTACGACATCCGCCTTGTCGCCCCAGAACTCGATGTAGACATCCTTGGGGTATTCTCCTTCCGCCTGGAGTACGATTCCGATTTTCTTCCATGTCCCGCGTGCCGACTCTCCGGTAACGGGTTCGCACATCTTCGTGATGACTCCTTTGATTTGCATACTATTCTTCTGGTTTTGTTATGAATTGGGTTTTGTGGTCGTATTTTTCGGGCGCATCCAGTTTCCAGCGACATCGGTTGCAGTCGTCTTGGAAATCCTCCTCGAATATCGCCTTGTATCGGCATGTCTGGCACTGCTCAGCCAGATAGCGTTGCGGGAGAAGAGATGCAGTGCGCATGGACTCCTGCTTGCCGATCAGGTCTTGGAACTTTTCGAGGAAACGGTTGCCGTCGGTCTCTTTCAGCGCCAGCCTTGCGATCTTTTTCTTGGCGGCAAGGATGAACTCCTCGGAGTAGGTTCCGTCTTCATTTATCACCGACACTCCAACGTCGTCATCTTCGCTCTCTCCGGTGTTTATGAAAGCGTTGATGTCTCGGTACCTCTCGGTAAGATAAACCTCCGCATCGGCCGATTCCAAGAGCGACTTAGCGGCGGTCCTGACCGTTGCGTATGACTTATCACGCATGTCGAACACCATCTTATAGATGTCGGTGAACGTCATATTTGTGAACAAGTACAACTCAAGCGCCCGTAGCTCGGGTTCTGCGAGGCTCGACTCAGGCCGTTTCTTCGGCTTGGGGAGCATGTCGTATATACGAGGTGTTGCCATTATCCTTCTCCTTCAATGGGCGTATCGAGAGAAAAATTCGCCTTCCCGCAGGGACAAAGAGGCATGCCTACCTGAGCCCACTTCTTCGTCAGACGGATCGTGTACCCGCACTCAGGACATACCGCTTTCAGCATTCGCGTTCCATCCTTCTTCGAAGGCGTTAATAGCCTCATGCCCGACAGCGCCGTGTGAGGGAATGGCCCGAGCTTTTCATCGACAAGGAACGTGAACTCTTCGACCAGAGCGTCACTGGCAGTGGTAGATTGCATCTTGCCTTCCAGTCCTACTGCTAAAGCCACTCGCTTAAAGTCTTTGCCGTGGCCGTGAATACCTACGGCATGCACGAGCTCATGTACGAGTACTGAAAGGATGCCGTCGGCTCCGTTTACGTTGGTGATGGTGGGGTTGATGAAGATTTGAACTGGCTTTTCCGAGTCGGATTCCGTCCAGCACTGACCCAGAACTCGGCGCTTCGCCATGCCTCCCTTGTCCGGGAAACCGATGGAGACTTTGAGCTTCTCCGGTATGGTGCGGCCGCTGGTCTTGCATGCCTGCTGAAACGTCGGTCGAAAGTGATCGACAGCCGCTTCGAGCCACTCTTCTCGGGTGGCGAATTTAAACTCTTCTGCCATAGTTGTAAGTTGTTTGGGGTGTAGCTTGGAGTCGAACCAAGCCCCGGATTTATAGTCCGGCCGAGGGAAACGGGGAACCTTACACCCTTCGTATTAATTGCCGAGTGAATCGGCGGGAAATTCCCCGATAGGCTCGGGCTTGGCCTTGTATATGGGATTGGCGGAGTTTGTGAATCTTTTGTCAACGTAAATAGCGATTCCCGTGTTAGCCCCCGGACGTAACCTTTGACGAGGATGTCGTAAGCAGTTCCCTGCTGGACCTTGATGCCGAAGGTTTGAAGAAGCTGGTGTTCGAGACTGGCTTCGATAAGCGCCTGATCGACCGGAGAGACGTTGCGCGAGGCGACAATCTTGATCGAGTCGGTGTTACAGACGAAAGCCTTGAACTCGGCGGAGATCGGAGTAGACTGGTTTGCGACCAGTCCTTCGACGTCGAGTTGATACTTGATGCCCGGCTTCTTATCGTTGCAGGACACGCCTGCAACGAGGACGGCGCACAACAGCGCCATCAGTGCGAAAATCTTCTTCATGTCAAAAAAACGTTTTGTGGTGGTGATAAGTGGTGGAGAAGATAGGAGTCAAACCTACTTTGGGGACGCCGAAATCTGATTTGTTTTTCCCGTACACCGTGTACACCTTCTCCAAACCCCTCTTTCGAGGGAAACCTAAAAAGTTAAGAACCTTTAACAATGAATAATACCCGTCTCACGACGTACTTGTTGCGGAGGCTGGACTCACACCAGCGATCTCTTGGTTATGGGCCAAGCGAGATACTCCTTCTCCACCCCGCATGTGACCCCGTATCGTGGGGTCAGGCGGCCAACGTACCGATGACGCGTAATCGTTTCAAACAAAAATCCTTCTAATTGCCACACATGGATTTGCGGCGGCTCCGGGGCATCGACCCGGAAGACTCCTTGTGGCATGCTTAGTTAAACGAAACACCAGAAGCGGTTCAAGAATGAGGAAGGAGCGCATGCCGAGTGCCACCATATCAAAGAACGTTTATACGTTATTACAAGTGCAAAGTTAAACATTTGTTTTTAAATAAACAAACTTTTATCCCACAAAATTTGCTGTGTTTTTGCTTTCTTGCAGTACTCCAGAACTTTAACCGGGTCGATTCCTCCCACTCCTCCGTCTATGATGTTGAGAAAATCGTCTAAATCATCGCAAAAGTAGCCCCATTGGGGAACCCTGATAAGCCATTCGGCCTGCTCGATCAGGTGCGCTACTTTGTGCCGGGTACCGGGGCATTTCACCTCTATACCGATCAGACGGCCTTCTTCGCAGTAAATCAGGTCCGATACACCTCTGACAAGCCCCATAGAGAGCTTCATGGAGCCCTCTACCCCACTACTCACCTCTTGGAATGTAGCGAATAGGTGGCCGCGGCGGTGGGGCCAAATTTCGGCGAATTTCATCACCATTCGAGCTTGGAGTTTAGACTCCCCGTGTGCGATACCGCGCTCCTTCGGCCGCGGCTGTACGATAATCTGCGTCTTTGCCATTATAATCCGAGTTCGTTTTGTTCTGATACCAGTTTTCTTTTTCTTGCCTTGTTTTTCAAGATATTCTTGGAGAAGTAGTCCCAGTAATATGGACTCACCTTCTTTCCCTCCTTCGTTCTTAGGACCTTTATGACCCGCATGAACGTGGCTTTCTCGTGCGGCGCGTTCTTAATACATACGGTGGCTAAAACTCGTGGGATGGACCACCCGTCTTCGAGTACCTTCTTGGCGCACCACACTTCGAGGCTCTCCTGATCCTCGGCCGTGTCTATGAGTTCTGTCAGTTCGATCTCGTATATCTTATCGAGCTTCGGGAAGACGTAGCCACAGTAGGGGCACTTTTGGGCCGTTTGGGGTACCAGTCGGCCGCATCCGAGCTTCTTGCCGTCTTTTCCGAGAGGGCATAGCTTGGTCGGCATGACGCCTCCCTTTGTTTTATCGTGCCATAGTCCCATCGGAGGGTCCTCCCGCTCGTACTTGCCGTGCGTCTTCACGTTGTCGCCGAAGTCGAGCACGTTGAAGTACGACTTACCCGGATATGGCCGGGAGCCGCGACCTACCATCTGCGAGTAGTGCGTGTAAGACTTCGTTGCGAGGTCCAGCACCACGGTCTGTATCGAAGGCTCGTCATACCCGGTGTCGAGTATGCCGACGTTGACTAAGACGGAGAAAAGGCCGTTGTGGAAGTCGCGCAGAATGTCTTCTCGCTTCCCGGAAAACTGCGCGTCGGTCTCCGGCTTTCGGCTCGATAGGAGATACTTGGCCTTGATTCCATGCTCGCAGAATGCTCGTGTAAGGTCTACACAGTGATCGGAACCCGTGGTGAAGACGATGGTTTTGGTTCCAAATGCGATCCTCTTCCAGTTGGTGATGACGCCCGCGTATCGCTCTTTGCGTGTGAACCGCATCTGGAGTGCGCGAGGATCGTAGTCTCCGTTCGCCGCTACGACTGGAAGGTCTTCAAGGATCGGGGCCTGATACACGAAGTTTCGGGAACCGACCAAGAAATTCATCTCGATTAACTCCGGCGTAGAGATGCCTTTGACGATACAATCGTAGTATTCTCCGAGTTGCTTCACCTTGTTCCCGTTCCGGCAGATACTTGCTGAAAGGCCAAGCACATGGGCATCTTCGTTGATGTAATCCATCACCTTATCATGCTCCCCTCGGTGCGCTTCATCCACGATAATCATGTTGAAGTGTTGGAGCCACTCCATCCACTCTTTGTGGTTTTTAATACGCACGGAGATCGTTTGCGACATCCCTATGGCTACCTGAGCCTCGGGTATGTTGCGCGTCTCGGCGTTGACTATGGCCGACGTGAGCCCCAAGCGTTGCATCTTGTCGAAGTTCTGCTTGAGGATTTCGTCTCGGTGGCTTAGGATCAGCACATCGTTTCCCTTCGCCGCGGCTCCCACGGCGATCATGGATATGATGACGCTTTTTCCTGATCCCTGCGGCATGTAACCGCATATTCTGGTGAATGCGGGAGTATCGTTCTCCCGCATCGCATCCTTCACGCCGTCAACGAAATCTATTTGGTAGTTTCGGGGAGTGAGCGTAGCCATATATGTAGAAATCTCATACTGTCGATCCGGCCGCCGAGGTTCTTGTACCAGCGTTTTAGGTACACGAGAATATCTACGGGGCCTTTCTTTCCGTAAATGCGTTGCACTTCGATGTTGAACTCAGGTGACAGAACGTGTATCTCCTGCTTTCTGACCACGGACATGACGACTCCATCGGTAAATTCGAGCTCCTTATCTTTACCGGAAGCAATGAACACGATATTGTCGTCTATGGCCGATACGGGGACCAAAATTTCGTCCTGAGATCGGTGCATTACCTTGAATCTGTATGCCATGTTATTTGGGTTCTACTACAAGAAACAGCACCTTGTCGTTTTTGAGCGGCCACTTGAGCTCCATCCGCCTCCGGATGTCTGCGATAGAGTAGCCGTACAGCATCCAAGATATTGCATCCGTAACGGGGTTATTGGTTGTGAGTACTGCCTTGCTGATGATTGTGGCGACATTGCCTTCTTTGTCGGCCACCTCGGTCTCCGACTCTTCGAGCAATTTCTGGTTTTTCCATTCCCCGAGGGGAAGTAGCATCGCCAGCTTCCGCTTCGGCGAGGCCGCCAGCATGTGGTCTACTGTTACCATAATCTTCCTTTTTTCCGGAGGACCTTCATCTTCTCTGCGGTGACTGCCTCTCCGATCATTCGACTCAAGTAGTCGAAGCGGGCGGTGTTGCCCCACTCCTTGCGATACAATCCCATCGTGTTGATGTGTTGCTTCATCTTGTCGATGTAGTTTTCGTGAAAATCCTTCTTATTGTCGAGCCAGTGGGGGTGGTTCTTACCACGCCCTACCTCTGCGAAAAACTTGTGCGCCGCGCGTGAATCCCGGCGTTCTAAGCCGTGTTTTATCCCCTTGCGGTAGTAGTACTCCATAATGCACAACATCGCGCGAATTATGCCCTTTTCTGACGTCGGTGATGACCGGAAGTATAGGGCCAGATTCTCGCAGTAGACGATGTGCATGGTAGAAATCTGTGCATCTACATGAATACGCCAGTCACGGCCTATCTTAACCTGCAAAGTGGGCTTTCCGAAGCGACGGATGGTCATGTACCCGTCATCGTCGGCGGCGTATTTCTGCGCCTCAACGCTGTCAGGCTCCATCGTCGCTTCGTAAACACCCTTTCGGTAATGGTATTCGCACATCGACGCTAATTCCTTAACGGTCTGATACGAAAACTGCATACCCTACTTTTTGAAGAACGCCTCGCCGTTTTCCATCAGCACTTCGCCGTCTTTGACCTGCGAGCGGTCAATATCGTCGGTGCGGCAAGTAATAAGTTGGACGTCGAGGTCCGTGCAGAGCTTCGAGAGTACGGCCAATCCTTTCTGAGTGAAGGCCACGTCGTCCACGATAGCTAACCGGAGGGCCTTCGGCTTGAGATTCAAGCGAGCGGCCTGCAACATGACACCGATAGCGCTACGCTGGAATGACGAATACTGGAAGATGTAACGCGATTCACCGTTCGGGTTGAGGAAGAAATCCTTGTCGTAGCGGCCGTCGTACATGATCCACACCTCGATCTTGTCGGTATCAGTTGCGTTGGGAACGACCTTGAGGCCTTCGACACCCGTGTCGATGCGCTCGTACATCTTGCGAAGGGTGTTGAGTTCCTTCTCGTACTTACCCTTTGCCTCGATCCATGCGCACCACTTGGCATAGCGGTCGAAAAGTTCGTTCTCGCGCTCGGCCTTCTCTTTGGAGGCTTTTAGGTCGGCGATCTTAGCGTCTACGGCCTTGGTGCCGGGCACGGCCTTCTCGGGGAATTTGAGCAGAGCCTCCTCTGCCTTGGTAGCATCGAGCTCGGCTTTGGTGTTGATGACATCGCCCTCAAACTTGGGAGCCGGGGCCGCCAGTTCAGGCTTAGCGAGCGTGAATTTCGACGTGATGACTTTGTATCGGGCCTCGATCATCTCTTTGACCTTGGCGAGCTCTTCGGTGTTGTAGAAGAACGTCTCGGCATTAGCCTTGATATTCTCGTAGTAGGCGGCCCATTTAGTCTTGCGCTCCTCCTGCTCGTTGTATTTCTTCTCCGCTTCGGCATACTCGTCCTTGAGTCGCCGTTTCTCGTCCTTCTCAGCGGTGACAGCGGAGTCGTATGCCTTTTCTGCGGCCCGGAGGCGGGTCTGATACTCCTCACGAATTTTGTTGCATTTGAGTTCGTATGCCGCATCCGCCGGACGAAGAATGCGGTCGCGCTCGATCTCAGCTTCGCGGATGTCTGCCTCGATCTTGTCTACGTCTACTCGGGATAGCTCTTGCAGATGCGCCTCCGAAAGTCCTTCGCGCTCGAAGTTTTCCATAAAGGCTCCAGCCTTGGAGCACATCACGCGGGCCGCGTCGCGCTCCTGCTTGCAGTCCATGATCCGGGCCACCACCTCGTCGGCGCCGAGCCCGTCCAGTTCTTCTTTGAAGAGGCTCTCAATCAGCTTCCGGTGAACCGTCTGGTTCTCCGTGAACAGCGCGGGCATGGAGAAGGTGAGGTCCGTGGTCAGGAGTTTGACGTACTTGGCGGCCGTGGCCGACTCTCCGTCGATGATGGGGGTGTACATCTCTCCTTCATCGTTCTTTGCGTAGAGGAAGGTCTCCACTACGCTGTCGCCCTGCCGCTCTCCCTTCGTCAGTTCCCGCTTCCGGACGCCGACAAAAATCTTGATCTCGCCGTCGGTAAGCTGGGCTTCGGTAAGGAATCCCGGCGCGAGGGCATCCTTCTTGGCTACGGCATTCATGCCGCCGATGGCCGTCTTGAGCGATTCAACCAGCGTAGTCTTGCCGTTTCCGGACTCTCCTACGATCTGAATGAGCCGCTTGCTCATAATATCGGGCGTGAGCTCGACCGCCTTGATGACGTTATTATCAAGCACCTTGAGCCCGATCAGTTTTACTTGCTTCTGTTCCATGTTGTTTTGATTTATTAAAAATTTTTACTTTCTGCAACCTATTGTTCCCTCGTTGCAACATCCGCCGTAGCAATCGTCCGCCATTTTCGGACACTTGTAGCAGGGACCGTTGACGAACTTGATCTGGTTTCTGAACATCTGGTAAAATCGCACTAAGTATGCCTTGGTGGGCTTTCCGTAGATGATCGTTTCAAGTTCTTCGGTGTTGTCGGCCAGCCGCACCGCTTCTTTGTAGGCAACCTTGAGTCGCTTAAACAAAGAGTCTTTTTCGCTTCTTGTAGTATTCATTGATTTGGCTTGGATCGTTACCTTCGTTGAGGAAGTTGTTTGCGAATTTCAATCGAGTCGTAGCCCGGTCAATAGCCGCCCCCGCCTCGTTGCGTTTAAACGTAAATAACACACCTCGCGTGGGGTCCGTAACCGGGCGAAGATCAGTTGGGTTGTCGTCGTCTACTCCGTCATACTTGAGGAGATGGACCGTCTCAAGCCACGGCCAGCCGACGAATTGTCCAATAATCTGCCACTTGTGCTCTTCCCACACTCGCATGCGCTTCTTGTCGTAGGGGAATGTGGGAGAGAAAATAAGGCTCTTCTCTTCGTTCCCGACAGCCGACTTTATTTCTATGACGGCTTGGATTTTATCTCCCACGAAAACGTCTGCGTCTGGAGAGAATCCGTAGCCGAAGTCAGTCTTGTAGAACAGCTTATCGTCAAAGTCTTGGTCGTAGTGCCGGACATTCGGGCAATAGTTCTCTCGAAGCCACTCAACCGCTCTCGGTTCGTTTTCTCGGCCCATTTTAAAGTTTCGATTCGCAGGAGCCGAGATAAACGTCCCAGTTCGTCTTTGATACTGAATTTCGTAGAGGTACTTGATGTTCGCTTCCGTCCATGTGTCCGTTTTCGACATGAGTCTCTCCAGTTCGGACGCCGAAAAAAATCCGGTCTTCTCCTGCATCCACTGGAGCTCCTTGTCGATCTCTTGTGGCTGTTCCTCGACATGGTTGATAAGCTCGTCTAAGTCAAGCTGGCCCATTTCTCGCGGATTTTTGCCTCCAGCGTCTTCCGGTACGGCTTGAACAATTCGAACTGCTTGATAAGCTCTCCCATCTCGGCCCGAGTTTTTGACTCTTCGATACCTTTCACGAACTGGTCGTACTGGGCCGCCAGATCAGCGCTTTTGTCCTTTCGGACCCGAAGCGCGTCTTGCTCCTTTCCGAACCACTTGCCGTGAACAGTACCTATCCGGATCATCTTTCCAACGGTGTCTTCGATGTACTTGCTCCCGGTGACACTCACGATCATGTTGATGTTCGTGCTGTTGGGGACGAGAGGCTTGGCCCACTCGAACTCAGCCTCTTCTTCGAAGACGATGCACGGGAGCATCACCTTCTTACCTTTGTCTTGGCTCCAGCCTTCCTTCTGCGTCACGCCCTTGATCGTGAGGACTACATCCTTTCCTCCGGGAAGGGACCAGTCGCCCATGAAATTTGGGTTGAGCATGCGTTTCCAGTGAGTTTTTTCTTCTGCCATGTTACTCCGAGATTTTAACGAGAATCCACTGATTCTTGAGTTTGATTTTTGCGTACTTGCCATCGTTTACCCAAGCGTTGATCGTGGATCGAGAAATCTTGTGATCCTCTTCCAACGTCTTGTAGGTAGTGATGATTCCTTCTTCGATTCCTTTCTGAATCTTCTGAGCGAGTTCTGTTCCAGTCATAGTTAATTCTGAATTTGCATCACATAGATTCCGGCCGAGTCAAAGGTGCGTTCGTTGTAGTTCGCGTCGTAACCGTTTGCGAATCCGTTGTCGTCCTTCGTCTCCGTGTAGCTCCCGATATAGCGAACCTTGGTGCGCTGTACCTTGATCTTTTCTCCGGTACGTTCCCCTGCCTTTTTGACCCAGCTAAAACCCACATACTGTTTCAGAACGAGAAATTTCAAAGGGCGTGAACGGTGGGGGGGGGTGTACTGAAAGCTACTCCCCGCCGGAACCTGCGACATTAGTTTTTGTTCCATTTTTCTTCTGCCTTTTAGTTGTTTTGGTGTTTCTTGCCTTCTCCAGAGCGGCCTTAGCCTGCTCCAGTTCTTCGATAGCCTCTGCGATCTGCTCCGTTTGCACTTCAACTTCTGCCAGTGCAACAGCATCCTTGAGCTCCTCGATCTCCTCCAACTCTCTCGGTTCGGCCCGAGCCTCAGCGTATTTGTCGAGACTCTTCTGGCACACGTCGAGGATTCCGCTTACAGCCGACGGGTCTCGCATGATGGTCTGTGACGCGAGGAAGAGCGTTTTTGCAATGGTGGTTGCGTTTTCCCTGTCGCGTTCTGCATCGCGCTTTTCGGCCCTGATAGCAGGATCGACCATCATGTGCGGTGCCAAGATGTACACGAACGTCAGATACTCGGGTGTGCCTTTTAGGAACACCTGCTTCCACGTCTTCGATCTGGTCTCCACATCAACGCGCTCGTTGGTAATCCTTACCACGAATGCGTCGAGGTCGTACTGGAGCGAGTAAATTTTGTTTTTCTTTTTCTTGAACATAAGAGTAGTTTTGATTCGATGCAAAGTTAAACATTTATTATTTAATTTGCAAATAAAAATGTCGAGATTTTTCAAAAACCTCGACATTTCTATACATAGTGTTGATTTTACTCGACCCGGTTCGGCATTTTACCGTCCTTTTCCATTTGGTTCCGTTCGTCGTTGTCGGCTCCGCCATTTCCTTCGGCCGCAGCCTTGGCTTGCTGTTGCGCTTCCAGTTCCGCGGCGGCCTGCTCCTGAGCCTTGCGCTCCTTTTCGGCCGTTTCCAGTTCGATGCGCTTCAACTCGTCGAATGAGGCCAGCGGGCTTCCTTCGGCCGCGGTGCGAACGGAGAGGATTCCTCCAGCCACAGCCTGAACGCGGTTCTGGATGTCTTCGCTGTCGTTCTTGGGGATGAATGGCTCGATGGAGTACGACATTCGGAGATTGTGGTACTCCGTTTGTCTCTTCTCCTTGATGCCGACAAACTCCTTGAAGATGTACATGAGTGTGCGTAGGGCTGGATCGAACCGGGAATATGCGTCCATACACCATTGCGTCTCCGGAAAGTATAGGTTCCGGAGGTAAGCACCGCTGTAATCGCCTGACTTAATCTCGTCCGGCCGGATGAACACGGCTCCTACGCTGTCGCATAGGAACTTGAGCGAGTTGTCAAGCGAGAGCGTGAACGTGTTGGATGCGTCGGCGGGCTGGAGAATCTTCGCGTCGCCGTCTTTGTTTCGGGCCGCGATCACCTTGCCTTGGAAGTTCACGTTCGGCAGGCCGCCTACGATTCCGGAGACGAAAAGCATCTGGAAGTTGTAGTACTTGCCATTTTCCATCAGGTCCGATAGAAGTTTCTCGATGTCTTCGATGTTTCCCTGAACGTCGCCCCAGCACACATCGCTCTCGCGGTGGTAGATGACGGGGCAGATGGAAAGGCCGTGCCGAGCCGTGCTCACCAGTTTGTAGCCGTCCTCGGAGTATGTTTCAGTCAGGTTGCGAATGAACGTCTTGACCGCACTTTCGGTAGAGGCTATGGTGATGGATTCCCAGCGCTCGACGGTCCGGCTTCCGTATATTTCGACGACCGTGGTTCCGTTGTCGTCGAACATGCGAAGGACGTTGCGTTTGCCGCCATCGCGCGGGTTCCGGAACTCGGTAATGAGGTCTCCAAACTCGTAGGAGAATACCCGGTAGCCCAGCATCTCCGTCTCCGGGTCCATGTAGACGCATATCGCGCCATCTCCGGTACCGAAGCATGAGTTACCGAACTTAATGAGGGCGTTGTTCATGCCCGTCTGGTTCCAGTAGGACTTGATCTGCGAAATCATGTCAGCATCTTCCATGTCGCCTTCGTTGCTGAACTCCATCGGGTTTCCGAAGGTATGGATGGTCTTGTGCCGAAGGATCGACTTCTGGAGTGACACCGATACGCGCTCAACGGGCTCGTAGCCATCGGGAACATTCTTGCGCAATGCCTCGTCGTATCGGTATTTGGGCCGATTCGAACGCATATACACATCATATACCATGTGGGCCGACGGTTGCTTCTCGTTGAGGAAGTCCGACTGCGTAAGCAACCGCCTTGGGTAGCGGTCGAATTGCATCGGCTGTGGCGGGTTCGACGCGAACGACTGATTCATCGTGCAGTTCGTCGCCGGGTTCGGAAGCCTGCGCTCCCACCTGCGCTTTTGCGCTAACTCTCCAATGTTGATCTTCATTATTAAAAAATTTTACCAACCCCCCATCGAATTGAAGGCTCGATAGTAGTCATCCATCGAGTATTCGGGCTCGGCCGCTTTTTTGAGCGTCGCCATGAGCTCAAATATCATTCGGTAAGCAATCGGGTCAAGGTCATCGGGTGAATAATTATGCCTGCGTTTAAACGCTAATTTCGATATAAAGAAGTACTTGCCGTTCTCTTTTTGATCTCGCTTGAGGCACTCGGTCGCTTCGAGGACAAGCAGATCAAGGATGGGCATTTTGTCGTTCTTGCGGCCGTATTGGACAAGAGTAGAGCCCGGTATGTCGAAGCGAAGGCGCCCCATTCGAAGGTAGGCGCTAAGTTTGCCGAGAAGTTGGTCACGGAGACACACATATTGCTCCATCTCGATCACGTTTCCGGCCGAGTCGTATTCTTTTATAGGTGTGCGGTTCGATACGATTGCCACGACACCGCGCATGTAGTCTTCGAAGTAGTTACCGAGACCTCCGGCATCCACCGCAATGTGTTCGACCGGAATGTCGTACTCAGTCTTCAAGGCGCGGACCCATTCCACTTTCTCTCGCGCGTCATCCGTATAGGTGGTCTCAACGCGATTGCAAGTGAGCCCAGTCCATATATAAGCCTTGGTGGGGTCGGTTCCGTCGCCGATGTCCACGGTCATATATCGCTCCGTAGAGGGTTCGAATGGATTCTGATTCGGGCCGGGGAACATGGCCTCGATGTGGCTTTGGTTTACCATTGCCTCTCCTTCGCCCATCTCGCCCCAGTAGCCGAATAGGAGCTTCATTCGCTCCGCCTCTCCGACGTTGAACAAGTTGGCTACATTTCCGCCCTGCGTCTGGAAGGTAAGGATTCGGTTATCCATAATGTTACCGGGGATAAACGTGAAGGTCTTGATGAAGCTGTCGGTGGTCAGACCTGCGGCACGCATCTCGGCCGTCAACATGGATTCGAGGTCTATGCGGCTCTTGACTTCATCCGGAGTCTCGCCCCAGATGATGTCCTCCGGCTTGTCGCCGTTGACTACCATGTACATGATCTTGCCGACGCGATCTGGGCGGACATAATTGTCGTCGCCGATATACCCGGCCGTCCGGAGCATCTTGGAACTCCAGTGCCAGCCGTTCGCGTTGAGGGTGCAGACCATCTTCGGTTTCATACCGGAAGCGTCACGGTTTCGAGAGAACCAGTATTTCCAGATTTTGAAGGTGAAGTTGGTCAACTCGTCGATGGCGATGTAGGATGCCTGCTTGTTCTTCATCTTCTCCTGCGCCTCCTTCTCCTGAGAGTCGGATTGCAGGTTGATGTGAGTGAGCATGATGGAGCTCTGGTACTCAGGCCATGCAAAGGAGTAGTCGGAGGCCGAGTATTCGCATCCTTTCATTTCGGAATATATTCGTTTCGCATCCGAAAGAATACCACCCGCAGTGCCTACTTCGACGAGCTCCTTTTTTATAATAAGGCCCGAATATCCGTATTTACCGATGCCTCTAAGCGCCTCTAACAGAATGCAATATGTATTATGAGTAACTACACACGCCTTCGAAGCGAGATATAGCGAGTTTGGGTTGCTAACTGCGATGCACCTACACTGCTCTCGGCCGACTTTTTCCACCTTCACGATCCTGCGCGTCTTGGAAAACCTGCGTGCCTTCACCTTCGATGCTTTACGATCCAGCCGGAACAACTTTGCGTTGTCGGCAGTCTGTATATATAATACATAGGCGTTCTTGCACTCGATGCGCACACCGTCCTTCTTATACGAGGTCGCTTTTTGGGTAATCGTACACATACCGCCAAGAGACCATATCACCTCCTGAATATCTTCGGCCAGTTTCTTGGAAGTGGTGGTTAGGCCAACGCTCGACCTTCGGCTGTCGGCATACCCATCCGAGTCCATGAGACCCTGAATCAAGGCAAAGCGATCCTCTACCGATGCCATCTTGTACCGAGTGGGGATGAATTTCGCATGGGAATAGGAGCCATATAACCCGAGCTCTTTAATTCTCACTAAAAGGTCATCATCATATATGGTGTAATGCCTTCCATCCTTGGAATCATACAAGCGCTTGCTGTTGTTTTTTAAAAACTCAACAATTTCCGTATCTGTCGTCGTAGCGGTTATTTGTTTTTGGCTCGTAGTCATACATCCATCGCCCAGTAAAAAACCGAGCATGTATGGATCAACAGGCAACTCCTCTATCTGATAGAACGCTACGGGTTCACATAGAGGCACGGCAATATGTTTGTTCGGCTTCTCGTCGAGGTGTTTTATAATGGCCGCTGTGTCCCATACTGCGCAGTCCTCGTCCCGGCTCAATCCATGCAACTTCGCCCTCTTGGATTGCTTTCTCATTTCGTAAACATTCCATAGGTGCTCGTAGGTACAGTCAACGAAAGCGCCGTCGATAAAGTGTACCCTATATACATCCTGCTCTCCGAGCTCGTAAATGTTGACTACTCGCTGTTGGCCGCCGAAGGTGTTGGAGATGATGTCTCCGGGCTTGAGGTCGCCCATTTTGCGGAATCCAAACGGTGTTGCGATCTGAAGGCTATACGCATGGCCTTTGCCCGCCGAGGCGGAGCCTCCGGTCCAAATGACATCCGCTTCGCAAGTTTGGATTGCTTCCTGAAACCCGGTCTGGCCGATGATGTCTTTATTGTCTCGCAGTTTGGCTCCGTTCACTTTCACCCATCCCTTTTTCTTAACCGTACTGAGTTCCCGCTCTACCTTCGGATAGAGCTGTACGGGTTGTGTATCGGGATTTACGCGAGTGAACATAGTAAAGTTTTATTCGCAAATTTACGATAAATTTTGTTCTTGGCAAAAAATGTTTTACATTTGTCGTTGAGTATGCAAGTATTTGAGAATCATGTAAATGGTGCTCGTACTTGCGGAAACATTCACTAATCATTGAAAAACAATGAAGTTTACGAAAGAGCAAGTACTTGGAAAAACCAAGGAACGACTGGGAAAAACCCAAAAGATTTCCGACCGCACCATTTTGGATGCCGCGACAAACGCGATGGCCTTCCTGCCCGACGACTCCGACATGGAGATCGACGCCTTCATGGAGAAGTTTATGCCGACCATCACTTCGGTCAACACGAACTTCAACAACGATCAGGGAGCCTTCATTTCGAAATGGAAGGAGGAACATCCCGACCCGAATCCGAATCCGGCTCCGAAGCCTAACGACAACGAAGAGATGCCCGCTTGGTACAAGGCCGAGCTTGAGCGTCGCAAGGCATGGGAAGAGGAGCAGGAGGCCAGACTGAAAGGTTTGACCGGACAGCGCCACAAGGAGGAACTGATTCGGCAGGCGCGTGAGGCTTTTTTTAAGCCCGCCGACAAGAAGAAGACTCCTATCGACACCTATAAAGGTGTAGCCGAAATCGCGCTGGAGGATGCGTTCGAGACGATCAAAGAGGATGACACGGTAGAAGCCATTGTTTCGCGGGCTTACTCGCGTTACGAGCGAACGCTGACGGCTCAGGGCCTTCCGGCCACGGCTGGTTACGTTCCCGGCGATCCTACCCCGAATCCGACTCCGAAAAACGGAGAGAAGGACCCGGCCGCCGAAGCGCTTTTGCGCAACCTTGGCATCAAAACCGAAGGCAAGGGTGACGGGGACGAGCAACGACACCATTAATTAACAACTGTTTAAAACCATGAGAGCAGGTTATAACTACAACAAAATGCGGGAGTACTCCATGACTGTTGGTGGTCTGCGCAACGTCTATGGTGGCAAGGCTGAGGTGACTCTGCCTACTGGCTACAATATGGCGCTGGAAGACATGCCTCCCGTCGGAAACGTTCTCCCCGCTGGCACTCCGTTCGGTTGCGACGATTTCGCAAAGACGGCCCAGCCCCACTACGCATTTGCAGTGAACGCGGCTGTTGAGGCTTCGGCTACGCAGGTGCAGGTAAAAAAGGACTTCGAGGGCACCCGTGCCCGCGTCGGCATGGTGCTTATGCACCTTCCCAACGACGTTACGGACCTCGACTATACCGGAACAGGTGTGACCGTTACGGCTATCGACAACTCGAATGCCGACTACGATGTGCTGACTCTTTCGGCCGCCGTAGGCGCACTGGCCGTTGACGACATCCTCGTCGAGGCTTCGGCCGTTGGTGCAGGCGCAACGATCAAGGTCATCCCCACCGCTACTTCGTTCGCGGATATTCCGTGCTATGGAGACGAGCAGACTCAGCTTGTGGACCTCGTTCACATCTGCAACGTCATCTATGCGCGGCGCTGTGCGCCCATGCATCCGATGATCCGGAACTACATGAACACGCACGGCTATTTCGTTCGTTTCTACGACGGTCTTTAATAAAAACGCATAACTATGGGACTTTACAGCAAAACTCTCTATTACAACGTCGCTCTTTTCTGGGAGGGCGTTGAGGCGTTTACGACCGTCATCAACGACGTAAACGCGAAATACAACGATGCCTTCTGGCGTCGGTTTGCATTCTGGGGCCGTCGCATGCGGACTCCGGAGTGGAAGATCAACGTGCGTGACACGGAGATCAACGTCGCCGCCGCCGTTCTGTCGGCCAACGGCCAGAAGCCGCTCCGCGGTGCTGGTGCATGGCAGACCTACGGTGGTACGATTCCTCTGATCGGTCACGGCTTCCAGATGGATGCTTCGGACTTCATGGCACTCAAGGCTTTTGAGCCTATCGCCGATGACCCGAACTTCCACGCTCGCTACGACTATCTGGAGCGCTTCGCGGCCGCTGTCGGCGGTATGCACTCGCGTATCAACATGATGGTGTTCGAGGGTCTCTCCACGGGCTTCATCACGGCCGACGCTCAGAACAACGGCGAAGGCATCCAGATCGCAGTGGACCTCAACTACCCGTCGGACCGCTTCAAGGTTCCGAGCTACGGTATCTGGGGTAGCGGCACCGACGACCCGATTCAGGACCTTCTCGACATTCAGGACTGGATGGACGACAATTCGTTGCCGTACACCAACTGGCTGATTTCGAAGAAGCTGATCCGCGAGATGTCCGTGAACAAGAATGTTCGCGTGAAGATCGCCATGAAGATGTACCCGAACACCCCGAATCCCGGCCAGATTCCTCTGACCCGCAAGGAGGTGATGGAAGGTCTCGTGAACTACTACGGCATCGTTCCGATCATCGAGATCGACGAGAAGTCGAACGTGGAGCGCGACGGCAAGGGAAACGTCATCAAGAGCTTCGCTGAGGATGTGGCCGTACTTTGCGTGCCCGACCGATTCTTCGAGCTCCAGAACTGCGAGAACATCTACGAGATGGACAACAACCCGAACGTGCTCCACTCTTCGGTGGAGGAGGGTCGCATCTCCGTCATCGTGGAGTACTTCTCGAACCCCGTCAAGGACGTTACCTCGATGGAGGCTTACGTTCTTCCGGTACCCCGGAACCCGAACAACATCTGCATCCTCAAGACCAGCACGGATCAGCCGTGGGGTGGTAGCAAGACGACGAAGACGACGAAGGCTGTCAAGGCCGCGGCAAAACCCGTCGTTACGACCATCGCCGTCGGCGATGGCGAGTATGATCGCGCCGCCGTCATCTCCGCTATGGAGACCATCGGCGTGAAGATCAACGCCAACACCGGGGTCGCCAAGACTCAGGAGGCCGTCAATCTGCTCGGCGAGGAGAAGATCAAGGCGCTGGAGAATGCGCTGAACGGCAACGCTCCGGCAAACAAGGAAGAGGCAAACCAGTAATATCAGGACACTATGGGCGCTGTACCAAGCATAACTATTGAAGAGTATCTTCGGGGGTTGCTTGTCAACTACCCGCTACCGGATGCTGTCATCAACGGTATCTTGGCGCGGCGCGACATAGAGTCTGGTGCTCCGGCCTTTCAGCGCAATGCCGAAGGAGCAGAGCCGTTGACTTGGATTCGCAAACGCGATCTGGCGACGGCTGATGTATACTTCGCGGCTGGAACTCTCGTGAATGGCGGCGGTAGCTCGAAACAAATGGGCAACCGCCGCTACACGGAGGGCCAGATTCAGGTTGCGGAGGGAGACCGGGAATACTGGCGTTCTTTGGCAAATATTATCTACAAAAAGTACGGCGAAGCTACGCCCGAAGAGGCTGAGATTTACGATGCTTCCGGGCTGTGGGCCGGATCAACGGCGAACGGCAATGGATGGTGCTTTTAACTTCTATCCGCACACCTGCGTTATTCGGCGCGGTACTGGCAAGACTGATCCCGAAACTTTCGAGGAGGTTTTCAGCGTGGTATACGAGGGTGAGTGCGGCCTGCAACGGGGCAACTCCGGTGGCAACACCAGCATCCGTGAAGGTCACTACCTATCCTCTCCGCTTATCATCATTCCCGATTCGTTAGTAGACGTTCGGACGAACGATGAAGTGGTAGTCACGGTGGAGAACTCTCGGATTATCCGTTTTTTGGCTTTGGAGGCCGAAGCGGTGGCCGATCCCGATGTAGGTGGGGTTACGGTATGGCTCAATAAGGGAGACGATCAAAATGGCTAAAAAGGACAATTTCAAGAAGGTGTTTACAAAGTATGCAGAAGAGTATCTCGACACTCGCATACAGAACGTCTTTCAGAAGGTCGCTTTGAGCATTTTCGACAAACTTATGAGGGAAGACGTGCTCTTCCAGAATCAGACCGGGACACTGACCGCAAGTACGGGAATTGGAATATTCAAGAACGGCCGAATGGTGCAGTGGGTTGATAACCCGAACTACCCGGCCTCCCAGCGAACCGTGACCTACAAGGGTCAGAAAACGGTAGTCAACGGGCAAAAACTCTTGAATGCTACTCTTGCCGCAACCGACGCTCGGACGGCGGGTAAGTATGTGATGGTGTTGGTAAGCTCCGCGCCCTACGCCTACTCCGTTGAAGCCGGACTTGGTACTCAACGCGCCGACGGCATGCCGAAGCGCGGAATAGGATGGTGGAGTGAAGACATCGTACCACATCTCACTCAGCAATTTTTGTTGAATGCGAAATTAATGTCGTGATGAAATTATCAGAGTTGACAGCCGCGGAAAAGATCAGGGACGCTATTAATAACAGCGGCTTGGTTTCCATCCCTGCATTTACGGCGCAGGATGTCCCTACGTCCGACTGGCCCGACGCTTACATCACGGTGACGCTCAACGGAACCGTAAACCGGATGACCACGAGCTCCGATCTTTTCGAAGCGAACGTGATCGTGGGGGTCTACATCCGACTGTTGTCCACGGGGGCCGCGAATGCCGCAAGGCAGGCCGCCGTCATGTCGCAGTTGGACGAGGCTCTTAAAATTCCGGGAACCGTCCTTAACCAAAACGTGCTGTACGAAGGAAAGACACTCGTTGCCAATTACTCAACCAAACTCGTAAATCTTCTCGTCCGGATGGCGGGATAAATCGAAAAACAAACACAAAATAATTCACAACTATGGCTAAATTAGCAGAACAGTTCCAGTATGTATCTGGAATTACATGGTTCGACATCTACCAGCGTCCGACGACCGGGACTCCGAAAACGCTCTCGAATATTACCGCGGAGGAGTGGACTGAGGTAGGTGGCTTCCGTGAGGGCACGTTCTCGTTCACTGGCGACGAGATGGAGATTACCTCTCACAAGTACGAGAACGGTCAGGAGATCATCTCCACGACCACCGACGGCACCTACGGCTTCGAGGGCGACCTCGCAAACGTGGCCGAAGAGATTTGCACCAACCTCCTCCAGATGGACGTGCTTTCGCTGACCGCTGGCACTGATGCCTTCGTTGAGGGCCGTAAGGTTCTGGGTGCTGGCAAGAAGCTGGCCGTCATCGAGAACTGCATGGTCCGCCTCCGCTTCGAGGAAGGATTCTGGGATTCGCTGGTCTACCCGAACTGCAAGATTTCCTCGCGTTTCCAAGGCGAAGGTGCTTCGACGGAGCTCTTCAACATCCACGTCAACGCTTCGGCGACGAAGAGTCAGGACACCGACACGCTCAACTACATCTATCTCTTCATTGGGAAGAACGGATCGTCGGTCGCAGGTCGTGCCGCCAAAGCTCCGGCCGCAAAGACGGAGTAACGAACAAAGTATCACCGAAAGGGGGCGGGTGTTTCGACGCTCGCCCCTTTTTTAAAGGAAGCTAATCAGAATGAAAATATTCCAAAATGCCAACGAACGGGCAGAGGCTCGGGCCGCAATGTTGCAGGGACAACTCGACGACAACGCGCCCTTCGAGTTCTACGTTAACGGCAAGAAATACAAAACCCGTAGATTGACGAACTATGTGGCTGAAAAATTGTCAAAACTTGTCTCAAAGTGCGAGTACACCGCCGTCACGCGCGAGGATACGCCCGGAGAGACCTTGAAGGCTATCGCAATGAACCGCAAGATGGTTCCTCAGTGTCTCAGCCTTCTGATCCTCGCCCATCCGGTGAAGGTATGGCTGTTCCACTGGATTTACTGGCGCTACCTGCATTTCTTCGGTAATCAGGCGGAGTATGCCGGGATTCTGGAGAATGCCCTGAACAGCGAGGAGGTCGGCTTTTTTTTTCGCAATATGGCATCCCTGCAAGCCAACAACATGCTGACAGTAGAGATGACAAAAGCAAGTACGAAGAGTATAGCTCAAAAACACGCATCGGAGCCCGAACGGACTTGATAGTGACGCTATACGGCAACATGAACCTATTTACTTGGTATCGCTACTGGTTCGTGGATAGCATGGTGAAACAGACGATCATGCTGGCCGACAAGTCCGGTCTCCGGAAGAAACCGAAGGGCGGGAAGGTGACGCCCGGCAACGGAAAGCCGAGCAAGTACACCGACAAGGACCTGATAGAGATGAACCGGAAGGCCGGAGAGCGATACATGCAGAAGCTCTTCCAGCAGGGCAAGATAACCGAAGAGCAGATGGCCGATTATATCCGTCGAAAAACGCAAAAAAAGTAACACATGGCTGACGATAAACTTATAATCCCAGTAGGCTTCAACTTCAACATCGAGGAGATCGACAAGGAGTGGCAGGCCAAGAAGGCAGAGATAGAAAAGGCTCTCAAGGCCGAAATAAGCCTGACTTTCAAGATGCCGAGTACCAAGAGTCTCGACAACTTGGAAAGCGTCGTAAACCGCCTGAAAGACCTCAAAATCGAGCCTATCACGCCGGAGACCAAGGATGCGATCTCTTCGCTGACCCGTGAACTCACGACGCTCCAGAAGATACTCGAACGCATCCAAGCACTCAACATCAAGTCAGCCAAGGACGTAGCGGCCACGGCGCTGGCCGAAGAGAAGATCACCACACAGCGAGCGATTGCCGCGAAAAATCTCGCTCAACAGCGTAGCAACAACGCACTTGCGGTAACTCGGGAAAATAAGGCTCTCCTCCAGCAGAAGACGCTTGAGGATCAGGCGGCGCTGGTAAAACTCCGGGTTCAGAAGGCCGAGGAGTCGCTTACGAATGCTCGGAACCGAAGTCTTGGGGCCATTAAATCGCAAAACTCGGCGTTGGTTACCCAGAAGGGGATTCTGAACGGCATGCCTCAATTCCTGAATCAGTACCTCTCGATTCTGGGAGCGTGGCGACTGGTAGATAACATTCGTAAGACGACAGCCGACTTCGAGCTCCAGCGCATTTCATTGGAGGCGATCATTCAGGACAAGCGGGAAGCCGATGCGTTGTTCAGCAAAACGCTTAGCTTGGCAATCGAATCGCCATATACGGCGCAGGAGCTTATTTCCTACACGAAACAGTTGTCGGCATACCGAATCGAGACAGATAAGCTGTATGACACCACCAAGCGACTGGCCGATGTTGCGGCGGGTCTCGGCGTTGACATGTCTCGTCTTATTCTCGCCTACGGTCAGGTGCGTGCCGCTTCGGTTCTCCGCGGTCAGGAGGTGCGTCAGTTTACTGAGGCTGGTATTCCGCTGATCCAGCTTCTCGCAGACAAATTCACAGTGCTCAAGGATCGTGTCGTAAGCACTTCGGAGGTGTTCGATCTTATTTCGAAACGTCAGGTTCCCTTCGAAATGGTGGCCGAAGTGTTCGAGGATATGACCAATAAGGGTGGCATCTTCTACGACATGCAGGTGAAGCAGGCCAACACCTTGTATGGTATATATCAGAAACTCACCGACAATATTCAGCAGGCGTTCTATCGGGTTGGAACGACCCAAATGAGCACGCTGAAAGGCGCCGGAAACCTGATGATCGAGCTATCCAAAAATCTCGAAACGGTTCTGAGCACCGGAACGGACATAATTGGGGTATGGGCATTGTGGAAGGGGTATAACATGCTGTTGACAAACTCGCTTACGAGCGAGAATACGGCCATGACCAAATCCATCATATCCATGAAGGAGAAGGAAGCCGAGATGCTTCGCCAAGCCGCGGCATACCGAACACTTACGGCGGCAGAGAAGGCGCGAATCGCTACTTCCGGTGCTTTAATGGATGCTGATATTCGTAATGCCTATGCGAAAGGAGAGTTATCCAAGGAGATGGTGTTACTGTACACCGCAATGGGAAAACTCGACAAGGTTGAGGCCGCGAATATATTGACTGTGAAGCGCCTAACCGAAGCTGAGCTCCAAAATGCTGTTGCAAAAGGGAGAATGTCATCTTCGGCGGCCAATGCTTATAGGCAAGACACGAAGGCGATTCTCGATCAAGTAGATTCTGTCAAGCAGATAAGCTCCGCGAAACTCAAATGGATAACGATTACCACTCGGTTAAGGGGTGTTCTGAAAAGCCTCACTACTTTCCTTAAATCTAATGCGTGGTTTATCGGGATTCAGGTAATAATCCAGATAGCCGCGGCATTCAAAAGAGCGCGAGAGGAAGCCGGAAAACTCAAGGAAGTAATGGGTGAAGTGGTGAGCGGAGGCTTGAAAGAGGCCCGTGATCTCGATGAAAGGTTCGTGAAGCTGGCTAACACAATCACCAGCACCAACGAGAGAACCCAAGAGCATCAAGAGGCACTCAAAGAGCTCAAGGGAACGTATGGGGACATCTTGCCCTCCTATGTTCTTACAAATGAGTACCTGAGCCAAATGAAGGGCAATTACGATGGTGTGACAGCATCTATCTATGAGTACATCAAAGCTAAGGCCGCTTCCGAAGGCAGGGCTCGTATAGCCGAGGAAATGGAGGAGGATATTTCCTCGGCGCGTACCAAGGCGGCACGTTGGTTGCAGAGCCAACTCAAATGGACTGCGGCCGGAGAGGTAAATGACGCTACTACGCTCGCCATACTCGATAAGAGCAGGGCGTACATCGAAAAGGGCGTAGACATGTATAGGGCCCTTCAAAAAGCGGTAGAGGATGTAACGGGAAAAACCGTTACGCTTGGTCAGGTATACGATACTAATGACAACCGCTTCCGCAAGTTCGCTAATACCATTCGAAAGGCATTCAACGCAGAGATTGAGTTCGATGATGCAATGAAGAGCGCCTTCAACTCCTTCGGTGTGTATCGAGATGAATTTGAGAAAACTCTGAATGAGATAGACGAGATACGCAAAGAACACAAACCTTTAGAAATAAGCAATTTTGCGTGGGATGAATCGCAGGCGAATAAAGCGATGGTGTCTTACAACAAGTTTCTGGAGAAGGTTACTGGGCATACCTATCTTGAGCTCGCCAACAACCGTGATTTATTGAGGAGTTACCCAGAAAACTTCCAAGGCATATTCGATAAAATATCTAAGGATGTGAGCTCCATGTTCGGTAGCGACTTCGATGTATCTCTGCGCGATTTATTCAAGAGGGTGGCAAAAGAGGTTGGGTTGTCTGTCGATGATATGAGCGGTTACATCAAGAAATTCGACCAGACGACAGATCAGTGGGTAGATGATCTTGAGAAGCAGGTTCAGGCGGCAATTAAGTATGCCGACGACTTGAACGTACAGTACCGCAAATTCACGGAAGGTGAATACAAGGACGCCTCGCTTGCCCCAAGCGAAGACGACGTCTCCAAGGCGAACAAGTTATCCAAAGCATTGCAGTTGATTTTATCGCAGTTCAGAACTCTGACAAAGAAGACGGGGGCGGCCGACAACAAGACAGCAACCCAGCAGTTGGAAGGTGAGGTTCGCGTTTTAGAGGAAGCGTATAAACGCTACCAAGACCTTAAAAAGGTTCGAGGTGACTCTCTTGCTCGGGCCGATGTTGAGCGCTTGTATGGTGATCTTGCAAAGAAATTCAAGTTCATTTCACCTTCCATCGCCACGACGCCGGAGGAGATGATCTCGCAGTTGAAGAAGGCGGCCGAGATTGCCCAGAAGTCGCTCGATAAACCGAAGCTGGCCCTCAGCTTCAATATGAAAATATCCGACACCTCCTACGACGCGCTCAAGGAGGGGATCGAGAAGGACCTCAAGCGTCTGGCGAACGACATCGCGCTCCAGAACGAGGCGAAGAAGATGTATGAGTCCATCTTGGCGGCTACCGGGGACATGAACTTCGCGGCCCAGATCACCACTTCGACCACGGGCCTCGATACGTTGGACGTGTTCAGCAAACTGCGTGAGCAACTCAAGAAGACGCTGACAGCATACCAGACCAAAAGCGGTGGCCTAATCGACTGGGACACCCTTTTCGCTACGGACGAGGCGGGCAACAAGACGGTCCTCGACATCAAGAAGGTGCAGGCCGCAATCAAAGAGCTTCCGGAGACCGTACAGACTTCGGCGAAGTCGGCCATGAACGCCTATTTCGGTTACGAGCAGGAAACGGTCAAGAAGATGGCCGAAAGCGTCCAGAAGTTCGGAGACTACGAGAAGCGCCGCAACATCATCGCCGCGAAAGCGGCCGAAGAGCGGGCACGGATCGAGTCCAGCACGATACTTACTCCCGACCAGAAAACTCAGGGCGTTAAGGCCGTGAACAAGTCCGAGCGCAGGCAGATCGCAGGAGTGAATCTCGACGAGATCAAGAACCTCGAAATGTTCGCTCAGGCATTTGGTGACTTGGATCGCGTCGGCACCAAGACGCTGGGGAACCTCACCTCTATGATGAAGAACTTCTATGAGGCATCCAAGAACGATTTGGACCCGACGCAACTCCGGGAGGTCGTGAGGATCATTCAGAACCTCGAAGAGCAGTCATGGGAGCGCAGTCCTTTCGCGGCGATCAAGGAGGGAATAAACGACATTCTGACCGGAACCCGAGAGGTTCAGGCGGCCGAAGCGAATCTCGCGGCGGCTCGTGCGGCGCAGGCGGAGGTCGAGAAGCGAAACGCCTCCGAGATTGCGATTCTCCGGCTCCAGATGTCTCAGGCCGGAACCGACGAGGAGAGGGCTACGATACTCCAGCGGATCAACGATCTTGAGCGTCAGAATCGGGATGCTGTCAAAAACACCCAGCAGGCGGTTGAAGATTTGGCCGCGGCCGAGTACAAGGTCCAGACCGGGTTCACGAAGACGAAGGCCGCACTGAACAAAATGGACGCTTACCTCGGCAACCTGAGTAGCGACATAGGCAAGATCGGGGACGCTATGAATACGTTCAGCGATATTTTCGGCAGTGCGTTCGGAGAAGAGGCGTCCGCAATGATTCAGGACATCCAAAAAGGATTTCAGGCTGTTCAGGCGGGAATCGCGCTGGTGAATACCGTAATGAGCATCGCCGACGCGATAGCAAAGGGGCTGATGACCACTATGCTCCCGCTTCTTGCCGCATCAGTAGCCCTTGGAGCGGTGCTCGCTATATTCGGTGCGCGTCAGCGTCGAATCAAGGAGGAGCAGGAAGCGTCGGAACGTGCCGTCCGGAAGCTGGAGAACGCCTACAAGGATTTGGAGACAGCGATGGATCGCGCCTACTCTACGGCCGACATCAATAAGACGGCGAAACAGCAGACGCAGAATCTACTTAACCAGCAGGCCGAATTACGAAAACAGATCGACCTTGAGTACAAGAAGAAGGACAAGGACTTCGATCAGGGACGGGTAGACGATATGCGGCGACAGATTGAAGAGCTTAACCAGCAGATTGCCGAGAACCGCCGCGAGTTGGTGGAATCGTTCTACGGGACCGACTTTAAGACCTTCTCCTCCGATCTCGCTCAAGCGATCTACGACGGAGTGAAAGACGGTAGCCTCTCCGCCAAGGACGCATGGAATGAGACCGTGGACGAGATGGTTGACAAGATGATTCTCGAACTGGCTACGGCAAAGTTCATCATGCCGGGTGTCGAGAACATCATGGATAGCTTCATGGAGCAAACTCGTCGTTTAAACGGACTAAGCCAAGACGAGCTTCCGACGCTGGAACAATTCCCGTTCGAGGACTTCCGCGAGGCTCTGTACGCTTACTTCGGCGAGATATGGGGCGACTTCTCGCAGTGGTTGCCGGACGGCGGAGAATCCAATCTGACTGGTATCTCAAAGGCCGTTGGTTCGCTCACCGAAGACACGGCACTGGTACTGGCCGCGGCCGCGAACTCCATGATCTACTATCAGGTGGCCCAGTACGATCAGGTCGTGTCGATCAACGCGATCCTGACCGGATGGAACGAACTTATCATGGGAACCGAAGAGACGGCCGGGCTGATCCCGACGCTGATGGCTTCCCAGACCGAATCAATGGAGCTCCTTCGTGGAATTAAGAGCGACACGGGCCGTATCGCCACGGCGACGGAACAGATGGCCGACGACATCGGATCGGTAGTCGCGCCGCTCGGATCGAAGGTTGGGGCCAAGGCAATTAACGTAAATAGCTGATAATTATGAAGTTAGAACTTAAAAGGCGTTTTTTGGGAGAGAGCTATACGATTGGCTCTCTCTCAATCGACGGCAAGAAATTCTGCGACACCTTGGAGGACAAGGTGCGCGACCTGAACAAGAACGGAGTCTTCGACGGCGACGAGAAGAAGGTGTACGCGGAGACCGCTATCCCCTACGGCACCTACGACATAGTGGTGGACTACTCTCCGAAGTTCAAGCGGGAGCTCCCTCGTTTGCAGAACGTGAAGCACTTCGAGGGCATCCTAATCCACCGCGGGAACACAGCCGAAGATTCGGCCGGATGTATCTTGGTCGGTGAGAACAAAGTCAAGGGGAAGGTCATCAACTCGACGCCCTATGAGAGGGAACTGGTCCGGATTCTCAAGGAGGCTCAGGGCCGGAAGGAACCCATCACCATTAAAATTGTGTAACCATGTTCATGCGAATCATTTTAACGATCTGGCAGTTGCCGCAGGAGATCATCGGGGCACTCTGGTGCCTGCTGTTTACGAACCACCGCGCGATCCTTCGACAGAACGGGGCCGTGTTCTTCGCCTCACCCAAAGTCAAAGGAGCGTTCACGATGGGTTCCTTCGTTTTCCTGAGCCCGAAATACATAACCAACGAGCCCACCTACGACCACGAGTTCGGCCATGTGTTGCAATCTCGGGCGTGGGGCTGGTTATGGTTGCTCGTATTCGCCATTCCGAGCGGATTACACTGCTTGTTTCACAATCGCGGGTCCTACTACCACTTCTACACCGAACGCGACGCAAATCGCCGCGGAGGGGTCCCTAACTATACTGGTGGCGGCCGACACGACGAGCCGGGCCTGATCGCTACGAAACTGGCCGATCTGATGGCATGGAAGGCGAAGTATTTCGGACTCCTGCTACTATTCCTGCTTGCGTCGTGTTGCCGTATGCCTTCGGCTTCTCTACCGGAGCCGAGTGAAGACCGGGCCGACAGTACGCATACCGAGTACAAGGAGACGATCCGGTACGTCAGGGTCGAAGTTCCGGTACCGGGTGAGGTGCGGGAGATCATTACGCCTGACACCACGTCGCACCTCCGGACGGCCGTAGCCGATAGCTGGGCCGGAATCCGGAATGGCATGCTCTGGCATAAACTCCAGAATCGGCAGGATTCGCTTCCCAAGGCTGACATCCCAGTGATAGATACCAGCGAGAAGGAGACCCGGATCGTCACGATAACGAAGCGAGAACCCTATGCCGTACTGACTCCGCTTACTCGGTGGCAAAAATTCAGGATGGATGTCGGGGGATGGGCGATGGGTGCTTGTTTATTGCTGGTTTTGCTCGCTCTCGCAAAAAAGTTTATCAAAGTTTGGTAGGGGGGGGGTATTTTTCGTATATTTGCAAATAAAAGTATTGAGCTACAACTATTTATAAATTTTACCATACCGAAGCATTGGAGGGGGGGGGTATTTTTATTAAATTTGTAGCGATAAGGTAAGTTGTTATGGCACAAATACATAGATCATTCTACTTCCAGCGAATGTGGAGTTGGCCCGTCAAGAAGGTCGAGCCCACTCCTCCTGAGCCGGAGGAGATAACTCTAAGTCCGAGTGCCCTGCATTTTACCGCAGAAGGTCAAATCAAAAACAGTCTGAACAATGGCAAAAGTAACAGTAACCGCCAACGACTCGTGGACCGTCTCCATTCCCAGTGAGGTAACGTGGGTTCACTCCGACAAGATGTCGGGTGATGGCAGCGGCGAAATCAACATCACCGTCGATGTCAACCCCCGCGCTGACGCTCGTACCGCAACGGTAACGGTCACTACGAAAGGTGGCGTTTCCAAGACCATCGCTATTTCGCAGGATTCGGCTGAATCGTCGCTGTCGCTCAGCCCGAGCACGCTGGCATTCAACGCCGACGGAACCGTGAGGGCCGCGTAGCGTATGGCAACGATCCAGCTTACAAGTCGTGTAGCGTGGAGCGTAAATTCCAAGCCGGATTGGGTTACTGTCACCCCCAGCAGTGGGGGTGGCGGTACTCAGTCCGTTGGAATTTCCGTGTCTGAAAACCTCACCAAGCAAGAAAGGACGGGAGAGGTACGCTTCTACAACGAGGACGGTTTCTACGAATCGCTCACGGTGACACAGGATCGTTACAACGGCATTGTTCTCGTTTACAACGGAAAAATCCCCATTTACGACGGGGCAAAAATAGTATTCAATGGAGATTAATTGGGAAGGGATCGCCGTCTTCCTTACGGCATTGGCCGGGTTCTCGGGGATCATCCTTCCTATCGTGAACTCCAAAGTGAAACGCGCCGAGAAGCGCTATGACATCGAACTGGAACGCCTTCGGCGTGAAACCGACGAGAGGCAGGGATATATGAAGGCTCGGTTGAGCACCGTGTATTCCAGCATCTACGGTTATCTATGGAAGAGCATGTTTCGAATAAGCGCACAACGGGTCGGAATTTTGCAGCCTCACCCGTTGAGTCATAAGCAATACTTCTCATGTTCGTTCGAGATTGTAGAGCCGGACAGCGGCATACAATCATGCAAGCGAGAGTTTCAGTTCAAGCGCATGGCCGAGTGGAGCAACTTTGTTTCCCGGCTCAGCGCTGAGGGCTGGATGATATACACAGACATCGAGAATATCAAGGACAAGAAGGTTTACGCGGAAGCACACCGCCGGGGAGTTCGGAGTCTCTTCTTCCGTCGCCTCACCAATGCCGACGGAGACTGGATTGGAACGCTGTACGCGGAGTTCTTCGATCCCGTGACCGATCCTGCCATTCTCGCCAATATCAAGGGAGAGATGGAGCGCAAGGCTATGCTGATTCAAGACATCCTCCCGGAATACAAACCGCTCATGCCCGCAGAGCAAACAAACGTTTAAACAATATGGCCGCAAGAGAAGAAAACATTTTGAACGTTCCCATCTCCGAGACTCTCGAAGGGATGCACGTCCTTTGCGACACCGGAGATACGGGTGAGCCGTATCGTGTCGCCGCCAGCCTCTTTATTGCCGAGGCAACGCAGGCCGCGAAAGACGCGGTTGTAAATCTCGATCCCAAGGATGTAATCCTCAAGGGGTTCACCGCACTCACCGCCGGGAAACCCGCGATCACCGCCAACTCTACGTTGCTGGCGGCTATTCAGTCGTTGTATGCGATGGCGGGCTCCGGTAAGGTCAAGATCGTCAGCGATGGTGTCGACCAGACCGGAATGGTCTGCTGGAACGGGACATCGGCCAGCGGATTCGTCATCAACGTGAGAGAAGTGGCCATCTACACCCGTTCGCAGTGGACGCAGTCCAACCCGGATTCCGAGACGGATGTGAACTGGATCGTCGCAGTTAAGATTGGAGGAGTCAAGAACCCGCTCAACGCCCTGAATACTCTCTTGACTGGATGGGTAAACCGATCCACTCAAAAGCCAACCATCACCAGCGCCAACACCATCTTCGACGCATTGAAGGCATTGTATTGGGCGTCGGGTAATGGTAATGTGCTGAATATCAGTAATGGTGAAAACAGATTTGGATTCGTAGGGTGGAATGCGAATACTGCCTACGGATTCATGGTGGATACCGCTAACTTCACTATTTATATCCGGCAGTGGGCTCAGGGCATGGATACGTCTAATGCTAACACAGCAGCCTTGTGGCGGGAAGCTATCCAAGGCGGAGAAGCGTTTAGTCTCAAACAGCCGCTCAATATCTACATTCACCCCGGTACCAGCGGCGTCCCTTTGGCTGATCTGGCGACGGTAAAAGAGGCCGATGTATTTATATATACCATTGGAGGCAACCGTTCTTTGCTTTCAAAAACGGGGTTATCTGATAATGAGGTTGTATTCAATAGCGTAACTGCGCTCGTTCCCGAGTGGTCAGACCGGAACAACCCTCCCGAGGTGCGTTTTCTGTCGATTAAAATTAATCTCACAACGGGCGATCTAACTACAGAAATCGTGCCCGTGTTCCTGCCGAGCTGGTTGAAGATAGAGGGAACCCCTATCCAAGTCAGCGACTTCAAGACGATAGTCAGCTTGGATAAATTCAAGGGCATGCGCGACGGCGAATTGGTCGGATTCTTCTCTTTGAGCGGCGGCGGAGCCAGCGGCCCGGGTGTCAATCCCGTCCTTGGTTACATCCAGAGGGCGAGCGCATCACAGGCCAATATTTTGGCCTATAACATGGGCGCTACGAAGGCATGGATCGGCTACGCAACTTCGGCCGCAACGAAGTGGACCGAGCTTGGTGGCGGCGGTAACGTCCTCCACGGCAATGACATCACCGAAGGTCTGGAATACCTTGTTCCGGAGAACGTCGGCGACGTCGTGGCTTTCCGTTCAACGATGGACTCCGCTCAGGTTCCGGCTGAGCAGGAAGGCTTCGGATTCCTCGCCAAAGTCAACGGCAGTGAGTCGATGGCTATGATGATGCAGAACGATCCGGCGGGCGGCGGAAAAATGAAGTTCTTCATGGGTCGCGTGCAGAACGACGGAAGTGGCACCGAGTGGCAGGAGCTAACGACGGGTAGCTCAAGTGGAATAGAACAACTATTCGTAGGCGACATAGCCTTGGCTAACGCCGCGCCGGAAACATTCAACTTGGGTGGTGAAGTGCACGACGGCGACTTGCTGATGATTGTATACGATTTTATATCCGGCGATCATACTATGGTAGGCCCCAAAGCAGGTCGCAGTATCATTTGGACCGCCACATCTGGCACATACGATGTTACAGTGGAGGCATTCGATTACTCGAATGCCACCGGAGGTGTATCCCGCATATCCAGCTTCAACTTAATGCTGTCGGCGTCGGGAACGATACTTTCGATGGAGGCTACCGGAGAAGTGGATACTATCATAGAAGCATTCCATGTCGTAGGCATATATGGGCTATCCAAGGCGCTGTAAATGAAAGCCCCTCATTAGAGGGGCTTTACTATTATTTTGCTTTGTAATGTATCCCTTTTATTTGGATAATATCCGAAGTGTCTGATAAGTCGTTCGATTGTACAACAACCTTCATGCCTCGCACCCCGTTGGCTCCGGTGATAACCGACGAACAGATAAGTTTGATACTGCCCGGAGTGCTGTTAATGCCCAGATACTTCGAGCAAATCTCAAACAATACTCCTTGTCCGACTCCATTGAAGCCCGCGATAGTAAGAGGCACCGGGAGCTTAATTGTAGCCGTTGTAGCGGGAGAGGACTGGATAGTTGCTTCGATAAGTATTCTCGAGGTGGTGGGTATCTCCTGATTGAAATAAATAGTCCCAGTCGTTCCGGATGGACCTACTGCGCTACTCCACGAATTTACAATCTGTTTCCAGCCGGGGAAGATTTCATTTGAGCTACCCGTGATTTGGTTTACGCTTTTTTTTTGCGTATATTTGGAGCGGTTATGGACATCATCAAAGCACTGACGCGGGAGGCTCATGCGGCCGGGATATGTGAGGATCATTTCAAGCAGATGCTCACGGAAGATACCCCTGCGCTCTTCGATCACTTCAAAACTATGATTCAGGAGTGCACTTTTTCCGGGTTTCCTTCGGTTGAGTTGATTCGCGCGTGCTGGGATAAGAAAGACTTGAATGCGGCTGGTATCTTCGTCCAGCAGACGGTAGATACCGAAGCCGTTCAAGGAGTCGATGTTTTTTGGCTTTGCGAAGGGACGGTTCGGGTTAAGGAGTGGGCCGTGGTGCATGCCTATGTTGCATACGGGAGCAACCTTAAATTCGAGGTAGCACCGAACGCAATACTGATCCTCGACATCTTCGACGACTCCCCGGTGAGGATCAACAACAAGTCCGTAAAGCCCGTAACCGTTTACCAGTGGGGACACCGCGTCCCGGTATTCAAAGGCAACATACGAATCAAGCGCAAGAAATGGAAGCCACAAGGGATTGCCGCCTCCGCTACCAAGTAGCTGACGGAGAGGTTCGAGATATGCAGACGATGGGATTTCACCTGATGGAATCCCCTGATATTCTTGCGCCCGAGAAACGCTCCTACGAAGAGGAGGACTATCCGGAGCGAGACGGTGTGAAGATTTACCCATACACGGTAGACAAGGCTTTCGAGTACACCGTAAAACTGCTCTACTTCGGCGAACTCGAAACGATGAACAGCGCTATCCGCTCGCTATGGAACTCCTTTTTCGAGCCCACCAATAACGGCGACGTAAAGAAGGCTCTCCCGGTCACAATATACAACCTATACAAAGGCGTGAAGATCGTAGGCTACCCGACTAAAATGCCGGGCTCCGAGACCATCGTGCAGGTCATGCAGGGCGCATTCATCTTCGAATTGACGCTCTATGTAGCCGAGCCCAACAAGTGCAATTTTAACTACCAAGACAATGGCTAAATACGGCAAAAATAACTATTTCGATGGAGTTGTCCTTCCTGAGCCGAAGGAGGAGGCATTGCGTCGCATGGCGAAGGGAGTGAACACTACGCGAGGGTACTTATACGCGCGAAGCATAGACATTGACAAATACAATGGGGATCGGTCTTTTCAGGTCGCATTTACGACGGGAGATGATATTACCACCACTCAGTACATTAGGAACAACTACCCTTTGGGATTGGTGATTAGCGATGATAGCATGTACGTCTCCATGTGGGGTCAGTGGTTGCTCGGGTATGACGTTCAGTCTAACACCGAATACGATGTGGTTGTATCGTTCGATGTTACTACGCGAGCCAGTACATTGTATGTTAACGGACAACTGATTGCTACAAGGTTAAGGGAAGATGTAGCCCCCAACTACTCGAAAACATACTTCTTGGGAGCGTACCCAGAACAGACAAACCTATTCACGGGTGATATTGCGCTATGCCGGGAGTTCAACTTCCAGATTCCGAAAGCTGTCGTTGCGTTGTTGCACAATAACGGCGATCCTGCGGGGTATATCTTGCCACAGAACCTTAAGAATATCAAGGATATGGCGTTCACTTCTAAAACGTTCGAATTTGATATGGATAGCCCATATTATCAGCGCGTTTTAGAATCGGGCGAATTGGAATCGGGGAGAAAATATCGGGTCGATTATGTCGTGGAAGAATGGGATATTGCCCCCGCTGTCATAGGTACTTGCGGTATAAGCTGCGGCGTGTTGTCGACTGTCGGCACTCAATATTGGCCTAATATTTCTGCTGCTAAATTAGGTGAAAATCAATATGTTGTTGTAGATACGAAAGAAACAGGCGATCCGTATATGTTTGTTTACGCATCAAACCCTTCAGACACATATACTTCAAGACGCTTGAAAGTAACGGTTCACTCTGTCAAGATGCTCGGCTGCGTCGCCGAGTACCTGCCGCAGAACCTAATACCTACCGCCGAAGGTTCTGTCGTCAAGTGGCTCGACTCGGCGCCCCAGCTTCCCGAAGCGAATGGCATCCTCCCGCCGCTGGATGCTTCGGTCGGCGGGTATGATCTGGCGGCGATAGGAAACCCTAAAATAATCATATAGCATGGTAATCAAGTCGCTGGTACCCGCCCTGCTCGTCTACGATAACAAGGTGATGCTCTACAACAACAAGGCCATCACCTTTAATATTTTGGCGAATGAGATCGAGATAACCAACTTCACTGTCAACGAAGTTGACATGGGGGAGTCGGTCATCACGATGGATGTCTACTTCGGTCCCGAGGAGGAGCCGGGGTTCAATCTGAACTGGACCGTACAATACAACGGCGAGACATATCACCTCAAAAGCTATGCGCCTCCGGGTATCAAGGACCTCAAGTCGCTTCGGTACAAGTACACGCTCACCTTCGTTTCGGAGCGGGAGGACCTCAAGTTCTACCCGTTCTCAAACATAATCAAGCTCACCGACGGCACACTCCAGACCATCGGTATGAAATTCGCATTTTTAGCCGATTTGACGGAGTTTGTTGGTCGGCTGAGCGATAACCTTACTTACTACTACGGAGCTCGATGGAAGGTTGTTTTAAACCCGGATATGGAGATAAATCCGTTCCGGGCTACCGTAAGCGTTGACAAGACGACGATATGGGACGTTCTGACCCAGCTATACGAGCTATACAGCGTCCGATGGAGCATCGAAGAAGACAACGGCCAGATCGGCATTAAGATCGGCTTCCCGGCGCCCGAGATCGAGCACATCTTCGACTACGGCGACGTGCCGATGGACGAAGCGAACGCGGACGGCACCGGGCTGGTTTCGATCCAGCGCGTGAACGACCAGATGGACATCTATACCCGGCTAATCGGTCGCGGCTCGACCCGCAATCTACCCTACCGCTACTTTAAGGGTGCGGCCGGAGCCTTCGTCGGAGACCCCGACGCGAACGCGATCACCGAGCTATCATACTACTCCAACCTTATGCCGAAGTCGTACCGAGACTACGTTCGGGGTTGGAACGATGCGACGGCCGGAAAGGACCCGGCCGAAGGCAACAACCCGTACTACATGCTCGGCTACTCCGACATGAAGGCCGGGCGACAGATGTACCCATCTGACTACGCCGACTCTCCGATGCAGGAGAAGTGGGGCGTCCGGGTCGGTGTGCTCGAAGATAACGAGGAGATTTACCCTTCGATCCAGAACGTATGGCTCGGCGAGCTCGGCCGGGCTGACGAGGTGATTGCAGTCGAGGAGGTGACGAATGATAACGTTCCGGAAGAGGATGCGAACTTCCCGGTAGAAGCGTCTACGATCAACGCCCAAATTGATGTTAAGGACCAGCAGAATATGTCTGGAGCCTACGGCCATCTATATGAACTCGATCCGTATGTAATGGAATCAGACATGCTGACTACGCTTCGGCCAAATCAGCGCATTGCCTGCGACTTTCTGCTTCGTCTGACCGCGTACATTCAGTATCTCGAATACAACTCCGGTCCCATTATCAATCCGCCTAACGTTGAAGGTAAATGGATTGGTCTTTGGGATAAACAGTGGTTCATGTCGCCACTCGTAGACGAGACCTCAAGCATCCATCGCTGGAACTATGAGATTCTCGTTCAGGCTGTCAACTATACGACCGGGGAAGTAGTTGCTACTAAAACGCTGACTCCTGACGATTGGAATTTCTATGCTATTCCTATTGATTTAACTGTCCCAGCGGCGGGCAATTATAAGCTACGCATAACTGCCTCTGCCGCAAAGGAGAACCAACAGCAGTACACATATCTGAGAACCTATGCTACGCCTGATGGGTTGATTCCGTATCGCGTCAGGGATAACATGGGTCAGCTTATGGAGTATAAGAGGTGGTCTCTTAACGGCTTCAAGATGACCCTCAACGCGACGAATATCAAGGTCCTCAACGAAGTAGGCATAGGCGAGTATAAGCAGACATTCGACATCTGGATCAAGGATATTTGGGGTGAGACTGGCTCTATTGTGGACGTGTGGTGGCCGAAGATCGGTCAGCGCGAGGCAACAGTCATGTTCTCGGATGGTCTGATGGCTGGAGAGGATTACGAGTTCGTGATCGCTAAGGGTGACACGTCTATCGGCAATCCGGAAGCAAAAGACCCAGAAACGGGAGACTACTGGGCCATCTGGGAGGACGATTCCAAACAAATAGAAACGGTAGACGAGGAAGGAAACTCGATCACAGTGAAGTCCAAATATCGGCTGTCGCTTATCAAGTCGGATGCCGAGCTTCGGGCCGCCGGGATTATGCTACCTAACAAGAAGCAAAACGCAAAGCCGGGCGACCACTTCTTCCTTATTAATATAGAAATGCCCCATCAGTATGTGCTGTGGGCCGAAGATAAGTTGCAGGACTACCTTGAAGTGGAACTTGATCGCGTCGATGACGAGAATCCGACCTTCTCCGCCAAGCCGAGCGCTATCTTCTGCGAGAGCTTCGAGGAGCGCGAAAAACTCCGGCCGGGAACTAAGATGCGATTGCACAACAACCAACTTATCGGCGAGACCGATCTGGTGCTGTATATCAACAACCTGACAATCGCCTACAAGGAGGGCAAACTCCTCCCCGAGTGGACGATCACGGTATCGGAGGAGATGGTGGCGAGCAAGACCTCTACGTCGGCCATACAAGGCGAAATTCGGCGTCTTAGCTCTAATATCATGTCATCCTCCCAACTCGTCGCCGAAGCCGCCAAAACGTTCGAGACGCTGTTTCTACGCAAGGACGGAATTGTAGCTCGTTCCTACTCTCCGACGCACTTTACCGAAGATGTCACCTTCACCCACACGATGTCGAGCGACAACTTCAAGCCCGGTGGCTTCGGCGGCACGGGCTGGGGCGCCTACAAAGATAACGACGGCAACAGCGTGTTTGAGGTAGATCGTCTTATTGTTCGCCGTCGCGCGGACTTCAACGAAGTAGGTATCAATCATGTTACTTTCTTCCAAGGCAAGCAGGTATTCTCGTCCGCCGGAGGAGAAATCGACAAGATCGACGATGGCGACGGGTACTGGAGGTGTTGGGTAAGCGATCCAAACAACGCAACGGGACCCGCGTTCGTAAACGACGACCTTGCCTATTCTCAGATCGTAGAACCCGAGAGTACTGAACTGAACCGCTTCTACTGGAGGCGCATTATCAACGTCGGATCAGGATTCATAGACATCTCAAAAACCGATGCGGCCGAAGGAAGTAGCGAGCCAGTAGTCGGCGACAAGGTAGTTCAACTCGGAAACACCTCCGATACTTCTCGCCAGTCGGCCATCATTATCGACGTGACGCAGGAAGGCGGCGCTCTGATGACGTGGCTCGACGACATTACGGGCTACAATCTGACCGCAAAGGATAATATCAACCTCGGCCGGATCGAAGGCAAGACGTGGGCCGAGGTCTTCGGCAACCTCTACGTCGGCAACCGGGACCGCACCAAGTACCTCAAGTACGAGTCTCTCGCCGACGGCAAGAACGAGCTATCCTTCGTTGGAGACGTGATCCGGGCCGCGGCAGAGGAGGCATATTTCCAAGGCAGCTTCATCGCTCAGGGGTACATCGGTGTGGGATCGGAGACCAAGGTTGAGAGCGTACTGGTCGGCATGACGGCGGATGATGCCGCCGTGCCCTCTGGTGTGGCGGCCAGCGAAGGCCAGATTCGGTTCTGGGCCGGAAAGCCGTTCTCCGAGCGGTACGATGCGCCGACGAAGATTCTGGAGGGCGGGAAGCTAATATCCAGTGAAGCTGAGATCAAAGGCGAAATAGTAGCCGAAAGCGGCTCGATAGGCGGATTCCAAATCGGAGATGGGCGTATAGGAAGCATATCCGGTCCCAATGACCCTGATCCCAATAACGGGATGTCGTTGTATGATTCGTTTATCAAGTTTTCCGAAAAGTCATCTAATCCTATTGTAGATGTAAACGTTTTCATGGGAACCAACGTGTTCCCCGCAACGACGGGTGCAACCTGCATGGCTCGCTTTGAGAGTTGGAGGGATGATAACTTATTTGGATATAACATCGGGCTTCTTATAGATGTACGAGGAGGTCAGCAAAACGAGGCAATACACATCGAAAATGGGTACGTCTCAGGTTTAGCCTATAAAACGCTAAGGGTTAGCGCCTCTACGACGATAGACCATAGCGTGATGTATGTGTCTTGTTATAATACATCGGAAATAACGATAACATTACCAGCGGTCGTGCCGGGAGGAGCCGAGGGCAATTTTGTTATCGTGCGCCGCAATAATTCGGCCAAAGTTAAGGTGAATGGAAATGGGGCACAGATATTAAGAGGTTCTGCTTCATTAGAAACAAGCGTTGGAGAAGGTTTGGGAGACGCCGCACTGTTTCTATGGGATGGACAATACTGGCTCTACAACCACATGATGCGATAGCGAAAGGGACTCCAATGAGTCCCTTTTTAAACGACGGGTAGCTCGGGTGGAGGAGTGGAGGCACTGTGGACTCCTACGGAAGCAACTTATGTCATGGTTAACTCCGATGCGGGCAATGGGGACCCAGTACGAATTAATCTTACAAGAGCGCTCAAAGAAACAGATAGAGTGTTGATCACATGGCGTAAACAAAATACCTCCTATTTAGGTATAGACGTTCCAGGTCAAGCTATTATTAATCCAAACGCATATGGGCATGATGTGTTCTTGGAATTAGTAGAAAATTTCGTCACTCCGAGTGAATATTATGGACTTTTCCTTGATCAAAGTACAACCGAAGCTGGGTCGGAGGCTCTTTTATTTTCGGCTGCATCATGGGGCGGTAATACTTATGGCCCTCAATACCTTATGACGGGAATATACAATATTTCAGGGAAGTAATTGAAAGCCCCTCCGAAGAGGGGCTTTGCTTTGCTATCCAAGTATAAGGATATGCTTGAGGTGCACTTGGAGGGATGGATACCCGTCTACTAATGAGCCCAAACATTGAAAATCAATGATTCCTGCTCCACGACGCCGGGCGTTGATGACCCCATTAAAACTGGTTGCGTTATCGAAGAATCCTGCAATCGCTGCCCATAGATTGTTCGCCGGAGGCAAATCATAATGCACAACCACATTTCCGCTCGGACTAAACCGATCATCGGATTCGGCCAATTCGAAACAAAGCAATAATGTGGTACCTGCCGATAACGGCACTAATTCGGTAGATGTGTAGGTGATGACATCAGTGCTTTCGTTGAGCTTCACGTCTAACCCCGGTAGCTTTTTTACACCTGAGCTACCCGTCGTTAGCTTATCTGCTCCAAAAAGGCATCTTTGAAGTGCTCAA